TTCCCCATGTGCTTCCTCCCCAAGCCGAAAGGCAACAAGGTCCCCGACCCGACCCCGGAGCCCCAGAAGGTGGCCGATCCGCAGGAGATCGGTGGTGCCCGTAAGGCCGAAGACAAGACCCTGTTCGGTGGCATCCCGGACCTGAGGGTGGATCGCAACTCCGCCCCCGCCGCTGTCAACACTGGAGGCGCTGGCCTCGGCACCCTCAAGTAACCCACGGAGCCATCCCCTATGGACGAGCAAGAGAGCACCGCCGAGGAGGCCTCTGAGTACTCCCTCGGGGAGAAGGCTGAGAGTGTCTACGATAGGCTCTCCGGGGCGCGTACCGCAGTGGAGGACATGGCGAGAAACATGGCGGAGCTTACCCTGCCGTTCGCCTTCCCTCCTCGTGGGTACATGCCTGGAGATGACCTCCCCGGAAACAACCAGAGCGTTGGGGCCCAGTGCGTCAACACCCTCGTGTCCAAGCTGGTGGCCGTAGCGCTGCCCGATGGGCACCCCGCCATGAAACTCAAGGCCATCGAATATCTGATGTCCGAGGAGATCGCGGCGGACCCGGAGCTGTGGACCAAGACACTGGCCGCCCTCAAGAGGCTGGCCATTTCGCACACCGAGATGTTCCAGACCATCAAGCTGGCCACGGCGTACATTGAGTACACCCGGCAACTGATGATCGCGGGCAATGTTCTGTGGAAGCACCTCAAGCACCGTGGCCCCCGCGCCATCCGCTGTGAGTACTACGTGGTGAAGCGCAACAAGGAGGGCCTGCCTCTCCTCACCATCCACAAGGAGTGCGTCAACGTACAAGGCCTCTCGCAGGAACACGTGGACTTCATCAAGGCCCATGACGAGGGCAACAAGATATTCGCTGACAACAAGGCGGAGTGGGAGCGGGAGGTAAACATCTACTGCTGCCAGACCCTTGAGGTTGGCGATGGCGAAGGCGACGAGGCCTACAGCTACAAGTACTGGGAGGAGTGGGAAGGCCACCTGCTTCCGGGCACCTCTGTGGAGACTGACTTCGACACCCCTGTGATGCACCCCGGCTGGCTCGTGCCAATCGATGGGAAAGACTGGGGGCCGTCCTACTGTGAGATGTACCGGGGTGACCTCTACTCTGTGGAGGCCCATGCGTCTGCCCTCAATGACATCGATGCGGCAGCAGCGTTCTCCCTGTTCTTCGTCAAGCCCGGCAGCACGACCAGCATCAAGCAGTTCCGTGAGGCAGAGAACCTTGCGGTGCTCTCGGGTGACGCACAGGACATCTCCATGCTCCGCTCTGAGAAGAACGGGGATGCCAGCATAGCGTCCTCAGGCATGGAGGGTATCGCTCGCAGGCTGTCCGCCGCCTTCCTCCTCCAGTCCAGCATCCAGCGCTCCGGTGAGAGGGTGACCGCTGAGGAGATCAAGAGGCTTGGCCAAGAGCTGGATAAGGCACTTGGTGGCCTCTACACCCAGATTGCACAGGGCAACCAGCGGACCATCATCATGCGGGCCATGCGGCTCAATGAGGATGCCAACCCCAAGCTCTGGCAGCTCGACAAGAAGCATGTCCGGGTGGATGTCATCACGGGGCTCGACGCCCTTGGGGATGACCTTGCTGCCGCTGACATGGTGGACTGGCAGGATGTCATGCTCAAGTGGGGCCCTACCGGCATCAAGCAGGTGGACGTGAACGGCTTCGGTGCTCAGTTCGCAGCATACAAAGGGCTCAAGCTCACGGGTGTGCTCAAGGACAAGGACACCGTGGCGCAGGAAGACCAGCAGGCACAGCAGCAGGCAGTGTCCTCCCAGCTCATCGACAAGGCCACAGGGCCCGGCATCAAGGCCCTTGGCGATATGGCAACCAAGGGTGGCGCACAGCCCCCACCACCGCAAGGAGCATAGCCTATGAATGGTATCCGTATGGCACTACTCGGGGCTTCGGCTCTAGCCTCCCTCCGCACCTTTGCACCTGAGGGTGGCTCTGGGGGAGGTGATGGTAAACCCGCCGTGGACCCCTCACGCTTTGAGGCAAGCATCGGGGGCGGCACCACGTCCTCTGTGGAAGACGGCAAGGCCACCACCAAGAAGTCCGATGGGCTGTCCATGGAGTTCGACAAGGACGGCGCTGGTGAGCTGACCGGCATCGGCGATGGAGAGGACACGGAGAAAGCCAAGGAGAAGCCTCAGGACGGCGAGGAGGGCACCGAGGACAAGACGGAGCCCGCCAAGGAGGAAACGTCTGAGGAGGCCTCTGACGCCCCGTATGAGCCCCTCCCGGATTACACCGAGGAAACCGCTGCGGCCTACGATGAGCGGTTCATCAAGAAGTCCGATGACGGCGAGGAGCTGAACTTCGACGCCATTGAGGCTGAGATCAGGGCCAACATGGCTAAGGCTGAGGGAGCCACCGAGCGCCCCAACGAGGGAACCTACAAGTTCCTCAAGGCCAAGTTCGGTATCACCAAGGGCGTGGTGGACGATCACATCGAAGGCAAGAAGCTCCAGGCAGCGGAGATCACCAAGGCATTCCATGAGGTCACTGGTGGCCAGGATGTCTGGAACGACAAGCTGGCGTGGGCTTCGAGCAAGGACGGCAAACCCGGTGGCTACACCAAGGCCCAGGTCGATGCCTTCAACGCGGCCATGGCGAAGGGCGGTGAGGCTGCCGCTGAGCAGATCGAGCTGATGAACGCACGGTTCGCCAAGGCCAACCCTGAGTACAAGGCACCGGGCTCTGACGCAGCGCTAGTCGAGAAGATCAAGAGGGAAGGCCCCTCGGCAATCGGCATCAAGCGCCGTGATGCGTCCCCCAAAGCTACGGCGGCGGAGGGAGCCAAGACACAGAACAGCGGCGGCAGCACGGGGGCCAAGCCCTTTGCCAACGCAACGGAGCACCGGGAAGCCATGGCGAACATCCGCAAGCTTCCTCAGGCGCAGCAGGAGACGGAACACCTCAAGGTCCGTGCCCGGCTAGCGGTATCGCCGTGGTGGCGTAAGGGCAAGTAACCCCCACAACCCGGCAACCATCGCCCGGTTTCGGGCACCCTTAATGCAACCAAGGAGACTACCTAGATGAGTGAATACACAGACGCCGCCTCCCGCTTCGGCCAACGGGCGGCAACCGGCGACGACCGCGCCCTGTTCCTCACGGAGTTTGGCGGACTGGTCATCACGGCCTACGACGAGATCATGGACTACAACGACCTCCGCTGGGTCAAGCATATCGACCAGGGCAAGTCGGACACCTTCCCGATCATTGGCCGCAAGCGCGATGCTGCCGAGCACACCCCCGGCGAATTGATCCTCGGTGGCTCCATCGAGAGCAACGACATCGAGATCACGCTGGACAAGATGGTCTACGACAGCGTGTTCATCGCGGAGATCGACAAGCTGATTTCGCATTTCGACGTGATGGGCCCGTACACCCAGCAGCTTGGTCAGTCCCTCGGTTCGCTCCAGGCGAAGCGCGTGGCCACCATGCACATCTTGGCATCCCGCAAGTACTATGTCGGCGCTACCCCCACAGGCGTTCCTCAGGGCCAGCCTTCGCCGTTCTATGTGTTCGACGCCAACATGCGCACCTCGGCCACCGTTCTGGAGACCTCGGCGTTCACGGCGCGGCAGTACCTTCTGGAGAACGAGATCAGCGGCAATGAGCCCCGCCTGATGCTCCCCCACCAGCAGTACCTCCTGCTCGCCCGCAACTTCGGCGTGGATGTCTTCAAGCCGCAGGCCGGTGGCGGTGATCGCCGGTCGGCACAGGTGGACAGCCCCATCGCTGGCTTCGAGATCAAGGGCACCAACCACATCCCGAAGGTCAATGTCACCACGGGCCTCGCCAAGTACCAGGGCAACTTCACCACCACCGTGGGCCACATCTCGTCCAAGGTTGCGGTGGGCTCGCTGGAGCGCAAGGCAATGCGCATCGTCATCAAGGATCAGGAGGAGCGTCTGGGCACCATCGCCATCGCTTCCCAGTTCAATGGTCACGGCATCCTTCGCCCTGAGGCCAGCATCGAATTGGCCACCGCTACCCGCTAAGCCCTAGCGCATACTCCGAGAGTACCGTTAGGCAGCCCTCCCCGGATAAGTTGAAGGTTTGGCCCCTCGTGGCCTTACGTCGCTCGACGGCTCCGGGGAGGTCTCTTTATGCAGACCCATCAAGCAGACACTTGTCCCGGACACAGGGTTCCCCATTGCCCCTCTCCTCCAGTCGTGTCCTCCAGTAACGAGCTTGATGGGTCCCCATAAGGAGACCTCACTATGGCAATCGACACCACACCCACCACACCATCGGACCTCCTTGAAGCAATCAACACGCTGCTCCAGGCTGCCCGTGTGGCCACCATCGACAGCCTCGCACAGGTGGACCTCAATGAGGACGCCGGGCAAGCCAAGCTGGACATCGACACGCTTAGCCGCCAGACCCAGATGCGCGGCTGGGAGTTCAACTCAAGGCGGAACGTCACGTGGGACCCTGAGGTCAGCGGAGAGGTTCTCCTCCCGGCCAATGTCGTCAAGGTGCACACCAACCGCGCATGGACTGGGAACAGCCTTGTGGTGCGGGGGCGAAAGCTGTTCGATAAGACGGCGGGCACCTACAACATCGGCATCCCGGTCCTCGTGGACTTCGTGGAGCTGCTTGAGTTCGCTGAGCTGCCCGAGACCGTGAGGGCCTACGTGACTGGCTTGGCGGCTAGGCGTTTCGCTCTCCCCCGGCTGCCCAGTGCCACCAACTTCAAGTACACCGAGGAGCTGGTCACATCGTTCCTGTCCATGGCTGAGCAGGAGGATGGCGACATGGAAGACCTTCCGCTCCCCAAGACCAACCCCCACTTCGCCAAGATGGGCCGGAGGTAAGACCTTATGCCAGCTACCAGCTTCGACATTGAGGTACAGCCGGTCAGCAATCTCGTCCAGGGCGTTTCGCAACAAGCCGCCCAGCAGCGTAGGGATAGCCAGTGCGAGGCACAATTCGACTGCATTAACTCACCTAGCGAAGGCGTGGATGCGCGGCCCGGTGCCCGCTTCGTGAAGCTGTTCGCCGCTGCGGACTACTCCAAGGCGTTCTTCTCCGAGATCGTGAGGGGCACCGAGAACTACGTGGTGGGTATCAACGGCACCGCTGTCTTCTCCATCAACCTTGACACTGGCGTCCTTGGCAGCATCACGGGCTCCAATACGGACGGCTATCTGGATGCCATCGTGGGTGTGGACAACAGGGACAAGTTCCGGGCTATCACGGTGGAGGACACCACGTTCCTCCTCAACCGGCGTATTGCCCCCCTGATGGACAGTACCATCCTAAGCCCCGTGCGCTACCCGGAGGCCCTCGTCTTTGTGAGGAACGGCGGGGCTGGGTTCGGCTATGAGATCACCGTCACAGGCAAGGACGGCAACACTGATGATGCTCTCAGCCAGTACAACACACCGGGCCCTGGCCTGACCGCTACGTCATCTCTTGGCACAACCACGATCATAGCCGACAGGCTGACCAACGGTGGTGTTCAAGGAGACGACCAGCTAGGCTTCCCGGACCCAACGGATGGCATTGACGGCCAGAACGATTACCGCGCAGTCCGTGCAGGGTCTATCATCAAGATTGACAGGGCGGACCACGGAGACTTTGATGTAGCCACCGCCGATGGCAATGGTGACAGCTTCATGTACGCCTTCAAGGATAAGGCACAGAGCTTCGCCAAGCTCCCCGCCTATGGCTTCGATGGGTTCATCCTTGAGGTGAATGGTGACGACAGGAGCAAGGCGGACAACTACTTCGTGCAGTTCATGGGGCCAAGCAGTACGGGCTTCTGGGATGAGATCACAGCGCCGAACACCGAGACCACCCTCAAGAAGATCACCATGCCACACACCGTGGTGCTGACTGCTCCTAATGCCTTCACCTACAGCAGCAAGGACTGGAGCACCCGCATTGCTGGGGACACGGACACCGCCCCCAACCCCGGCTTTGTGGGGCAGTTCTGCCGCGACCTGTTCTACCATGAGAACCGCCTAGGTATCCTGTACCCCGGCGGCGCTGTGTGGTCCAAGGCACGGTTCCCCTACACGTTCTTCCCAGACACCGTGCAAGCCGTCTTGGCCACCGCCCCAGTTGACGTGAAGCTCATCCCCGGCAAGGCAAGCCGTGGGGCCTCCGATCAGGACTTTGCGGTGCAGATCGATGAGAGCCTGTTCCTCTGGAGCCCCAAGGCACAGTTCCGCATCTCCTCGGGCACGGACAACTTCAAGCAGGACAGCGTGGCCTCCAACGTGTCCACCGCCTACGAGTACAGCCCGATATGCGACCCGCTGGCACTGGGTTCCTTCCTGTACTTCCCGCAGGACGTTGGGCCCTACTCAGCGTTCCAGTCGGTGAGCTTCAACAACGGCAAGCCCAATGGCCAGCTCACCATCACGGGCCACGTGCAGAAGTACCTTGAGGCTGGCATCCGGTACGTGGTGGGCAGCGACACGCTCAACTGCATGTTCGCCCTTAGCGACAACGACCCCACGGTGCTCTACTGCTACAACTTCCTGTACCAGCAGAATGACTACATCCAGTCCGCCTGGAACAAGTGGCGCATCCCCGGTGGGAATATGCTTTGGGCCAGCATCAAGTCCAACAAGCTGCGCATCTTGCAGCAGAGGGCGGAAGGCCTAGCGCTGCTTGAGGTGGACCTAACGCCCAAGATCGTGGATGACGACCTCCCGGCCAACACGTACTACACGAGGTTGGACTTGAGGGTGGACCAGTCGCAGGTTACCTCCGCCGCCTACAACTCCGGGGCCAACTCCTACCACTTCACGCTCCCCTATACGCCACTCGTCGGTACCACCATCAGGGTCATCACCAAGAAGGACAAGGTGGGTGGCTTCACGCGGGGCAGGGAGTTCCATGTGGTCAGCGTGGTGGGTGCCGTGGTGACTGTCACAGGGGACCTCACGGGCTATGAGTACTACGTTGGGCACCGCATCAGCAGTGAGCGTACCGAGAGCAGGTTCTTTGTCCGCAATGACAAGGGCATCGTGCCATTCGACAGGCTCACCGTGGACACCTTTACGGTAGAGTTCGCGGACACTGGCTACACCCGCATCAAGGTGGAGAAGCCCAACAAAGGTCCCTTCGAGTACGTCTACGACAGCCGCACCACGGGCCTTCCGTCCAGCGTAACGGGCACCCCACGGATAGCCACTAGCAAGCTCTCTGCCCCTGTGCACGAGCTGGCTGAGAATTGCACCATCACTCTCATCAACGACAGCTTCATGCCCTCCCGTTGGCAGTCTGCCAGCTACGGCTACCAAGGTGTCGGAAAGGCAGGACTGAAATGAAGATCGTAGAGCTGACCCCAAGCCTCCTCAAGGACTTCCTCAGCAGACCTCTCCGCCCCGAGGACGTGCAGGAGTGGGCTGATGGTGGCATGGATGTCTACAAGGCCATGGCGAAGAACATCAAGCCTGCCCAGTACAAGCGGTGCGTGGTGATCGACCAGCCCAAAGTCCCCGAAACGCTGAGCCCAGAGCTTGCCCACGAGGAGCAGGTGGTGGCGGTGTGGGCTTGCCGGGTGGATGAAGGTATCGGAACGCTGACCCTAGTGGGTGCCGACCGGCCAGAGCTGGTGGTTCCCATCCATCAGGAGTTCTCCCGCAGCGAGTGGCCCGAGATCAAGAAGCTTGCCCCGGTCCTGCAAGCCTACCCCTCGCTGGAGAACTTCCAGCACCACAGGTGGCTCAAGCACTTCGGGTTCCGTGAGGTTGGTGCCCCGATGAAGATCGGCAATGGGCACTTCCAGCGCTGGGTCTGGACGGAAGCGGAGGGCTGAGCCACCATGTGCTTCGACCCGGTAACAATGGGTGTCCTGTCCTTCGCGGTGGGGGCGGCGCAGCAGGTGGTCCAGTATCAAGCCCAGGTGCAGGAGAGCAAGGCCACCCAAGAGAATGCCCTCAAGGCCTACGCTAACGACCAAGCCCAGCTCTCCCGCCGCCAGATGCAGGAGCAGGATGCCGCCTCCCAGAAGGCCAACACGCTAAACAAGGAGGAGGCCGTCAAGACCTCTGAGGTGGAGCTGTCCGCCAGCAGTGCGGGTGTCTCTGGGGTCTCGGTGTCCAACCTCGTGGCGGATGTCCACAGGCGGGCCTCTGAGAGCCGGGTGAACCAGTTCATCAACACCAAGGCCGCCATTGAGCAACTCCAGCAGGAGAAGAAGGGCGCACAGAACACGGCACAGGGGCGCATCAACTCAGCCCCACGGCCAAGCGCTCTGGGTCTCATCGCTGGCATAGCGGGCTCTGGGCTCTCAGCCTACTCGGGCTACCAGAAGCAGCTCAGCTACGCCGACAACGCATAAAGGGAAAGCACACGATGGACCGCATCAAGGTTGACAGCAGCATAGAGCGAACCGACTTGCAGCCCATCGCGGCTCCCATCCAGAGCTACGTGCAGCCCGGCCCGTCACCTCTCCGTGGTCTCGCTGAGGGTCTCGGGAAGTTTGACACAGGGCTCAAGGAGTTCATCGACACACGCGCCAAGAAGCAGGCCGACGATGACGCACTGCGGGGCGAGGCGGAGTTCTACCGCAAGCACGATGGCACCATTGCGGAAGGCATCGCGGCAGGCAAGTACCCGGCTCAGTGGTCTCCTGCCTTCGTGAACGGCTACAAGAAGACACAGGGCAATGTCCGTGGTGTCCAGCTCCAGAACGACTTCCAGGCTGCCTACGATGCGTGGCCGGGGAAGAACGATGAGAACCCCAAGGCCTACGAGATATTCGTCCAGCAGTGGATGGCGGACAATGTGGGACCCGACGAGGACCCACGCATCCTCAAGTCCCTGCTGCCACACATTGCGAGCGCCGTAACGGACGGCTCCAACCGCTACATCCAAGATCGCCACAAGCTGGTCTACGGTGGGGCTGTGGATGCTACCATCGCCGGGGCAGGGCAAGACGTGGACAAGGCGGTGCAGGATGGGCTCTCTGTCCCCGAGGGCACCAACTACCCGGCACTGTGGGAAAGCATCGCGGCCAAGCGTGAGGAAGCCGTCAAGACTGGTGTGCGTCCCGATGACTTGGACCTCAGCTTGATGCAGACCATGAGTGCCAAGATACTCACCACGCGGGACCCGGAGCTGCTCAAGTTCTTCGACCAGAAGGTGCCCGGCAAGGATTACACCTACGGCGAGAGCCCCGATGGCATCAAGATCAAGAAGGAAACTCTGGACAGCCTGGACGTAATCAACAGGCGTTCCCTCAGCGATGAGAGCGAAGCAGCCAAGGCGGCCAACAAGGCGGCCCTTGATGCAGCAGAGGCGGAGGCTGGTAATCTCCTCGCCACCGATCCCACCAAGCCACTCCCTGAGGAGCTGATAGCCCGTGGGTCCAAGCTTGATGGTGGCTTTCGGGCCAAGACGGAAGGCTGGAGGGATACCTTCGCGAAGCGCTTGCCGTCCGACCCCAAGGCAATCGATGCGGTCTATGACGAGATGTACACCGCCACGCAAACTGGTGGGGACCCCGAGAAGATCGTCCGTGATGCAGCCAGCCAAGGCGTCTTCACGAACCCCGAGGATTTCGTCAAGGCCCAGGCAGCAGCCAAGAGCATGGCCTCCGGTGCTGATGGCATCAAGAAGGTCTATGACGACCAGAGCTACAAGAATATCGAGAAGGTGATTGCCGGGCGGACCCAAGGCGCTGACCCCTTCACGGGAGACCCAATGGTGGGCATCTCGAATGAGGGGCTGGAGGCCACCTTCGACTTCCGCAAGAAGGTCACCCAGTGGGCCTTGCAGAACCCCAATGCAACCGAGCAGGAACAGGCTGATGCCATCAACGGTATCGGCAAGTCCGTCTTGGACAGCATGGCGGCCCCTGAGGCTGGCGCTACGGATAACGGCTCTGGGCTCATCTACAACCGGGATACCAAGCAGTTCTCCTTCCCGAACCCCTACACGGATCAAGTCAAGGAGCTTAACCCTGAGGGTGACACAAAGGGCAAGAGCGTAGGGGAGATCATCCAGGAGCAGGCCGACGAGGCTATTGCCAAAGGGAAGGCCGCAGCGGAGGCCGCAAAGCCAGAGGATGATGGGGAGGCCAGCGACTATCTCAATGGCCTCACCCCGGAGCAGCGCACCAGCCTTGATGGCCGCGCCAAGGCCTTTGGGCTGAGCACCGAGGAGTACGCCAAGAAGCTGCTGGCTCCCAAGGCTGACAGCAAGGACGATGCTCTCACCGCCAAGCCCATCTCCTACAACCCGGACACCACGGCCACCGAAGGGGAGACCCCAAAGACCACCGCTGGTAACCCGGTGATGACCCAGCAGATTGCCACCGACCTCATCGACAAGAGCTTGGTGGAGCAGGCTGACAGCGGAGATGGTGCCCGCACGGTACGCATCCCGGCCCAAGCTGATGACCCCAAGGCGGGACGGCTCCTAGACCTCATCAAGGTCCATGAGGCGGACGGCAACTACAATGCGGTCTACGGTAAGGCCCACAGCACGGTGGACTTGGGGCAGTACTCCTTGAACCAAATCCTCTCCATGCAGGTGGCCGCAAGGGCACGTGGCGTAAAGAGCACGGCGATAGGGGGCTACCAGTTCATCTACAAGACCCTCCGTGGTCTCAAGGGTGAGATGGGCCTAACGGGCAACGAGCAGTTCACCCCTAAGCTCCAAGACCAGCTTGCCATGCATCTGCTGCGGCGGCGGGGGTATGACCAGTTCAAGGCGGGCACCCTGTCCAAGCGAGGCTTCGCCCTCCGCATCGCCCAAGAGTGGGCCAGCCTACCGGACCCCAGAACGGGCCGCAGTGTCTACGCGGGGGATGGGCTCAATGCTTCCTCGGTGCATCCATCACGGGTGCTTGGGGAACTTGGTCTTATCCAACAGGCAGGCTACGAGCCAGAGACACCGGCAGCGAACATCTCGCCAGCCTCCAAGGGGGAGGGCACCATTGCGCCAGCCTACGCGGACATCCCCGATGTTGACGAGGGTGGAAACGCTGGGCAGCTCGCGAAGTTCACGCAATGGAACTCTGACCCAGTGGCCAACAACGAGGCCAACCTCAAGACCATCAACCCACAGCTAGCCTCCGTGGTCAAGGCGGCCCAGAAGTATGCGCCTCCTGGAGTGCAGATTGTCGTTGGCTCTGGGAAGCGTGATGCAGCCCAGCAGGACATGGCCATCAAGTGGGGGTGGAGCAAGAAGCGAGACAGCGATCACCTTGACGGCAGCGCTGTGGACCTCTGGCCCATCATCAACGGCAAGCTCAAGTTCGACCCGGCGACACAGGTAGCCATCTCCAAGGCCATGAAGCGAGCGGCCAAGGAGCTAGGCGTGGACCTGGATGTGGGGGCTGACTGGCGCAAGAAGGACCTACCGCACTACGCCGTCAAGAAAACCACAGGAGCCTAACCAATGGACCAAGCTGAGTTCGACGCACTCATGGCTACCGAGCAGGAGAAGCTGGGGGCACCACCCTCCGCTACCCCGCAGGCGGCCCCACAGCAGGCCACAGAGGCCCCGCAGGTGGACTTGTCGGGCTTGGCTGGTCTCACTGGGGCGGAGCCTGCTGCTGCCCCTCCGAGCGGCCCCACGGTCGATGACGCCCTAGCGCCTAAGCCGGATGACGGTCTCATTGAGGGCGGCTTGAAGTCCGTGCTGGGAACTCCTGGCATTAAGCAGGTGGCCCACGCTGGCGCGGCCATGGCCTCAGGGGAGATTGAAGGCGTCTTTCAGATGAAGGACTTCCTGTTTGGCGAGACGCCTCCCGAGGAGCAGAGTGCAATCCGCCAGAAGAACACCGAGACAGCCAACACGCTGACCAATGACAGCCTGCTTGGTGGCTTCTCCAAGGGCATCGGCCAGTTCGCCATTGCAATGATTGGCTTGGGGAAAGTCCAGGCCGGGATCAAGAGCGTTGAGGTTGGCGCGAAGGTCGTTGAGTACGCCCCCAAGACCTTTGAGATACTCAAGGCCGCCCTTGCCGGTGCCTCGGCGTTCGACCCCCACGCTTCCCGTATGTCGGACATGGTGCAGACCACAGCTCTCGCCAACCCCGTCAACGACTGGCTCAGTGCAAAGCCCGATGACAGCGCCGCGATGGGCCGCCTCAAGAATGCCTTTGAGAGCATCGGCATGGACGTGACCCTCGGGGCCGTCTTCATGGGTGCCTCACGGGTCTGGAAGTACCGGCAGGCTGGCGATGTGGCTGGCGCGGAGAGAGCAGCAGAGGAGTTGAACAATGAGATCACTAAGGCTTCCGTCCCTGAGCAAGTTCCTGCTGGGGATGTGGCCCCTGCAAGTCAGCCCGGTGGAGAACTACCAGCAACCGAAGGCCAGCCAGCAGGACCTACAGCCCCGGATGTCCAAGCGACGAGCCCGGAGGCTCAGCCAGCGGCAGACCCCAAGCTCCTAGATCGTGCCGCAAAGGCAGAGATGGAGCCAACCATAGCGGAGGCCCGCAAGGAGATTTCGGACAAGCTGCTTACCCACGGAGCAGACATGCCAACGGGCGTGGCGGAGAAGCTCAATGCGGCGGTCAGCTCCAACAAGCCGGAAGACTGGGATACCTTCCTCAACTCCTACGACCTGTGGGAGGGGAACGCCAAGGTTGCCCCAGAGCTGACCAGTGCGATAGACGACCTTCACAACCTCTACCAGTCGCCCCAAGTGTCTGGCCGGTTGGCGGAGATCAAGCCACGGCTGGCACAGGACTTCACCAACAATGTCACCGAGTTCCGCAAGCTGGACCTAAGGGTTCTTGAGGACTGGGCGGCTGCGGATAGGTCTGGCGATTACGCACGGACGCCTATTGAGCGTGAGGCCCTCCAGACAGTCATCAACGAGAAACGGGTAGGTGAGGCAGCCAATGATGCTGGAGTTAACCAAGGCGGAAGCGGTGGAAGCGTTGCTGAGCCCGTGGGGCAGGCACCTACCGAGGGAGCCGCACAACTCGGACCTGAGGCCGCCCCTGTCGATGGGACAGCAGTTACGGCTACACCTAGCGCGGGACAGGCAGCGCTGGATGCAGGAACGCAACTCAACTCCGCCCAGCCGCGCATTAGGCTCAGCGATGAGAATACTGCCGGGCTAGTCGAGAGCATGGAGAATGATGCGTTCGCCTTTGAGCAGTTCGGCGGATGGTATCAGGCCATGAAGGGCGGCCACGTGTTTGGCTCCGGGGACAAGGTTCCGTGGGGCAAGTTCAACCTCCCGGATGCCAACGGTGCGGACCCCGAGGTGCAGAACTTCATGGCCCGCCTAGCGGACGCCACGGCGGAGCGCACTGCGAAGATTGCCGGTGGGGCTGTCCTGTCCGACAAGCGGGTGCTCTCCATGGTCGGCATGATGGGCAAGCTCTACAACGCCGATCCGGCCACCATCATAGGCATGGTCCAACGTGCAGGCAAAGACGCCAGCACCATGGTTACCAATATGGAGGCTGGCTATCTGGTGGCCAACCGGATGCTCCAAGACACCCACGCCCTGGCGGCCCGCATCTCGCTTGGGGACTTCACGGAGTTTGGTGGCTTTGAGGCTGCCATGGCGGAACTCAAGAAGCGGGCCTCTATCGCTGCCTCAGTGTATAGCTCTGCCCGGTCCATCACCTCCAACGCCGCAAGGGCAACCCGGAGGATGCGTCTGGACTTCGCCGTGGACCCCAAGATGGTCTCCAAGCTGGAGAGCATGGACAGTGAGCAGCTCCTCAAGGTCCTCTCCAACACCGAGGGTGATCCTAGGGCAGTCGCCAAGGTCCTCCGGTCCACCCTGTGGAACAAGACGGTGGACGCCTTGCAGTTCCTCTACGTGAACAACTTGGTGTCTGGCCTCAAGACCCAGCTCGTGAACTTCACCACGAACAGCTACATGCTGGGCGTGAGGCCCTTGGAGCGGATGATTGGTGGAGCTGCCTCGGGCAACTCTGCGGTCATGAAGGAAGCCGTCAAGCAGTACCAGTACATGGGCTCCTCGTTCTATGAGAGCTTCCGCAGTGCCCGCCAAGCGTTCCTCTCCAATGATAGCGTCCTGGCTCCCCACAAGACAGACGTGAGGGGCACGGGGTTGGAAGGAGGTGCTGACCTCCGCACCATCCTCTCCGGGCAGAAGCCTTGGGGAAGCGTAGGGGGCCTCCTTGCCAACGCTACGCACATCGCCGTGGCTGGCATCGGGCTGCCCACTCGGGTGCTGGGGACCGTGGATGAGATGATGAAGCAGATGACCTACAGGTCCAAGCTTCAAGCATCCGCCTACATGGAGGCCGTGGAGACTGGCACCGCGCAAGGCTTCAAGGACGGCAACCTCAAGGCCTTCGTGGAAAGCTTCGTCAAGGACAAGCTCTATGCTGGCTTCGATGATGCAGGCAAGGCCACTGACTGGAAGGCCCTGCGGGAAGCTCAGATTGCTACCTTCCAGCAGGACCTCTTGCCCGGCTCGTTCGGCAGGACGCTCCAGACCGGCATCGCCAAGCATCCCGGCCTCAAGCTCATCGTCCCGTTCATCAAGACACCCACCAATGTGATGCGCTACGGGTGGAAGATGACGCCCCTCCTCAACATGGCCCAGAAGGAATATCGGGAAATGCTGAGCGGTGCGCATGGTGCGGAAGCCAAGGCGCAGGCCATAGGGCAGATGACCATGGGCACCCTGTTCATGGGCACGGCGGCCTACATGGCTTCCCACGGGACCATGACGGGCGGCGGCCCCAGTGATCCCAAGGCCAAGAAGGCCCTGCTGGCAACCGGGTGGCAGCCCTACGCTCACGTCTACGAGAATGACGATGGCACCAAAACGTTTGTCCCAGTGGGCAGACTGGACCCTGTGGCTATCCCCATGGGCATCATCGTGGACCTCATGGACTGCTACCACAACCTCAACACCGAGGAGACCCCTGAGTTCACGGCGGCGGTTGGTTCACTCCTGACAGCCATGTCCAAGCAGTTCACCAGCAAGACCTACCTGCTGGGCATCTCGCAGTTCATGGACGCAATGATGGACCCGGATAGGAATGCCGAGAAGGTGATAGGCCAGACGGTCTCCAACTTCATCCCCTATTCCGCCATGCTCCGCCAGACCAACCCGGACCCCCATCTGCGGGACGCCCGGAGCATCACGGACAAGCTCATGACCACCGTACCGGGCATGGGTGATGGTGTCCCCCTCGTGTACGATCCATGGGGCGAACCCGTGATGCGGCCCGGTCTGTGGTCCAGCGATGATGCCTCAGTGGTAGACCACGAGGTCCAGCGTATGGCTATCGAAACGGGGAGCACCATTGAGGCTCCCTCTCCGGTGGCCGCTGGGGTGGACTTGCGGGACATCACGATGCAGGACGGAAGCAACGCCTACGCCCGCTATCAGGAGCTTGCAGGTAACCCCGGACAAGGGGACAGCCTCAAGACCATCGTGGCCCGCAAGATACGCTCTGAGCAATACCAGCTAGCCCCAGACGGCGATGCTGGCACCAAGGGCACCAAGCTGGCCATCCTCGCTGACATCGTGCAGAAGCGGCGGCAGGCGGCCATGAAGCACCTCAAACAAGACCCGGTGGTTCGTGATGCCTTCCGTGCGGCTGACCTCAAAGCCCGCGCCCAGTACGTCAAGAACAAGCTGGAGTTCGCCTCCGGCCAGAAGCCAAGCGACGGGGGCCTTGATGCCCTCAGCAAGCTCTTTCCGTAGACCTAACTAGGAGATCACGCAAAGTGACCATCAGCAGCCTCCAGAGGGCCGTGGCATCGGGGAGCACCGATACGTTCTCCGTGCCGTTCCCCTATCTCGACAAGACCCACGTGCAGATCAAGCGGGCAGGTGTGCTCCTCGTGGTCACCACGGACTACACGTGGGTCTCGGCAAGCAGCATCCAGCTCGTGGCGGGCAATCCCGCTGCGGGGACCATCATTGAGCGGCGGAGAGTGACACCTGTGGAGCCCTTGACCACCTTCTCCCCAGGCAACCTTGACACCACGGACCTCAATGTCTCCGAGTTGCAGCCGCTCTACGTTGCGCAGGAAGCAGCGGACGCGGTGACGGACCTCTCTGGGGCCAGCTTCGTGGGCACCCCTGTGACTGCTGGGCTGCCCGGTGTGGGTGGCCTAGTGCCAATCCCATCGGAAGGCGGGGTGCTTGGCTGGGCGGGTGGGGTCCTCGTCAACAAGACGCTGGTGGAGCTTGGTGTTGGCAATGTGAATGATGACGCGGCACTCGGGGGCGGTGCTCCCAGTCACGTCGATGTTCCCACCCAGTATGCCGCCAAGAGCTACTCTGACGGGCTGTTCAACGCTGCCATCGGGCGGGTCCTCAACGTGCGCCAATATGGTGCGGTGGGCGATGGCGTCACGGATGACCAGCCTGCCTTCGCGGCGGCCTATGCTGCGGCCAAGGCTCTCGGTGCGGGGACCTCTGAGGGGGCCTGTGGGCACGTCTGGGCACCTCCAGGCTACAAGTACAAGTTCGGGGCAAGCCTCCTGCTTGATGTTCCCGTCAAGCTGACAGTCGATGGCGAGATACTGTACACCCCCACCACCGGGGCGGCAGTCGTTGTGGGCTCCACCCTGCACACCGCACGGGGCAACACTCAGTACGACATCAAGCTGGGCGTGGTGCGAGCCGTCAACGGCAATGCGGTAGCCCCCACAGGCATCAACACGGCGGGCACCCGAGCCATCGAAATCCGGGACATGCAGTTCTCCAAGGTGTCCGTCGAGTTCGCCATTGCCTTCACCCATGCGGGCATCTGGGCCAACGCCACGAACAACGTCTATGTTGGGCAGCATGTCCAGGACAACTACATCACCCTTGGAGAGGCGGCCTACTGCGGCGTGGGCTTCCTTGCTGAGAGCGTCGATGCTGCGCTTGGTGCCTTCCAAGTCAATGAGGTCCATATCGGGAACTCCTTTGTCAACTGGAAGAACATCGTCCTCGGCAAGTCGGGGGATGGCAACACCAACAACAACATCCTCATTGTCACCGCCTGTGATGCGGACACTGGGGGCGGCAACGTAGAGCTTTGGTCGTCCTACAACTTCTTGCAGTTTGGCTACGTCAACGGCACGATCACCCTGCAAGCCAGTACGTTCTACAACAAGGTCTACCACCAAGTCGGCAAGGGGCAGTGCACCGTCACCGACAGCGGTACTGGGAACCTCGTGCAGAACAACGTTGAGGGCACCCTCACGCAAGAGAGGTGGGAGACGACTGGCATTCTCCCGATGCATGTCCTCAAGAGCAAGGACGCGGGAGCGGCAACTGCGGTCCTCGTGGACTACTATCGTGACAGCGCCACGCCGCTTGCCAATGACAATGGGGTAGGCCTCCAGTGGTCCTTCAACAACGATGCTGCGGCAAAGTTCGCAGGTTCACGCATCCGAGCGGCTGCCGTCACGGTAACCGCAGGCACCGAGCATGGGCGCTTGATCTTCACCAACCGGCTCAGCGGTGCGGATGTCGATGTGGCCTCCCTCTGGCAGGGTCTCTCCATCGGGCCAACGGCGGCAGACCAGGGGCAGGGCACTCTCAACGTGGCCACAGGCTACTACTTGGCCGGGGTTGCAATCGCCAACTCTACGGGCATCATCGTGCCAACCGGAAAGGTGGCCACTCCGCAGACCAACGATGGAGCGGCTTTGGGCACCACAGCCCTGCAATGGTCTGACCTGTTCCTCGCCACCGGGGCTGTCATCAACTGGAACAACGGTGACGTGCTGGCCACCCACTCGGCCAACCTACTGGCCTTCACGGGGGCATCCACCGGGTACACATTTGATGCCCCGGTAAGTGCCACTGCCTTCGTCCCCACCGCCGCTACCGTCCCGACTAACGGTATGTACCTCGGTGCTGCCAATACGGTGAGCTTCGCGGCCAACACCACGGCCCTGCTTAACCTCTCGACCTCGGCGTTCCGTCCGGTGTCCTCTGGGCTCGTCACGCTGGGCAGCGCGGCCAACCCATTCGGTGACACCTTCATCAAGGCCACCGGCAAGCTGGACTTCGGGAGTGACGTGACGATCACCCACGCCACGGACGCCTTGTCATTCGCGGGTGCGGCTAATGGTTACTCGTTCGACGCCACCTTGGTCACCACAGGGAACATGGGCGTTGGTGCGGCACAGTCCTTCCTCGTCGGCGCTAACTCTGTGGTCGGTGCCCGCAACACCGGGTGGGCGGCCATGACGGGAACCACCAACAAGGCCACCGTCTACGACACCGCCACGGTCACCCTGCCACAGCTTGCCGGGCGCATGATGGCCCTCCAGGCGGCACTCACCACTCACGGCCTCATCGGGACCTAACGGAGCGCACACCACCATGAACTTTGAGCTTGAGATGTACCGGACCCGCCTCGCCCTACAGCAGGTGCAAGGGCAACTCCTTGGCTACCTTGCGCGGGAGACTGCCGAGAAGGTCAGCGAGTTGGAGGCGGAGGAGGCCAAGGCTGCCATGGAGGCCCGTGCTGCGGAACTCAAGGAGGAGCGTGGTGGCTGAGGAGGAACCCAAGAAGGGCCGCTCCAACGCCATCCTCACCTACGAGACCATTGAGGACGTGAAGCTTGGCATCCAGCGTGTCGAGCTGACGGTGGTGGGGATAGCGGACGACATCAAGGACATCAACAAGGTCCGGGATGACCATGATGTGCGCATTAGGGCCTTAGAGCTGGCCCAAGCAAGACAGGGTGGGGCCCTCAGTTCTGTGGACCGCATCTTCCTCTCCATCTGGCCAGTGGCGGGGTTTGTACTAGGACTACTGGCCTATCTCAACAAGTAGCCCTACGGGGCCCAGAACGACCAACTAGAAACCGAAAGGACTACTCAATGACCCTCAAAGCAGGTAACCCCGGCGAGCACATCCAGTTCTTCGTCAACACCACGGACCTCGCGGCCAACAAGGCGCAGGAGCTTATCGCCCCGTGCGACGGCTGGATTGGAGCAATCCGCACCAACGTCCAGGCGACCATCACGACAGGTGGCACGGTCACCGTCAAGACCGGCCCGGCGCTCGCCGTCACGGTTGCCAACCTGTCCCACGCTATCTCCGTGCTCACGGTGGGTGACGTGAAGCAGACCGTGTTGACCGACCGCCAGCGTGGCGATGCAACGTGCTACGTCACCAAGGGCACACGCATCTCCATCCAGCTCGCATCGTTCGCCACGGCGGGTGCCTTCAACGGATACCTCTCGATTGCCACGGCGGACACCTCTCCGCAGGCAGGCTTCACGACCCCGAGCGGCGCGTAACGGTGGGCCGCGTCGTTCCCTTTGCGGGGGGCGATGATGAGCAGGTTGAACAGCCCGAGGCACGGGACGAGACGGCCTTTCTGGAACTCATGGACAAGTCCGTTGAGGACATCCTCCGTGAAGGCCAGAAGGCTCTCTTTGCCCGCCTCGTGGCTGTCTGCCGCTCTGGCTCCGCCTCCCACCAAGAGCTGGCCATCCTGAGGAACATCCTCAAGGACAACGGCTTGACCTTGGGCATCCCACCGGAAGGGCCTACGGCACCCACCACGCCTATGCCCATGCCAGACTTCGGGGAGCCCGAGGAGTGAGTGCTGCCCCTGTGCCCTAACCGGCATGGGGGCTTTTCGTTACCTAGGAGAAGACCCGTGAAGGACGCACTAGGACAAGAGATTGAAGTTGGCCGTGAGGCTATGTGGGAGCGCAACAGGCGGGCCATGAACCACGATGTGGTCTTTGAAATCCTCCCCGTCATGGTCCGTATGCACAGCAAGCGCGGAGAGCTGGTTCACCCCAATGTCCTCATACAGGTGCCGAGATGATCGACCGTCTAGGCAACCCAGTTTGGAATAAGGACCATGCCGCCTACGTGATGCGGGACGGCAAGCTCCACATCGGCACCGTGGAACTCCTCAAGGACGACCGCTGGGGCAACATGTACTGCCGGGTGACCGACCTCAAGGACGGCTCCCAGTGCCTTCGCATCGGGCCCGAGATCGTGGTGTGCCGAGAGCCGCTGCATAAAGTTCCCGGACCTTGGGTTGGCGCGGAGGTGGACTGACCATGCACCGCACAACATTCAAGCGTCTTGCCCAGCTCTGGCTACGTCATGGGCCCGAGAGGCTACCAACCATGTGGCTAGTCCGCAGGTGGTGGCGATGCTTGGGCTGGCATTGCAGGAACGAGGTGTGCTCATGAAGTACCTCATCCGCAATCCGCTCACCAAGAAGTGGCTGAGTGACGGCGTGGAGGTCACCGAGCCAGACGATGCCACCCGCATCTTCACCTCCAGGCAGGCCGTGTACGCCTGTGTGCGTGTCCTTGAGGGCCAGAACAAGCGGCTCAACCTCATGTACCGAGATGCCAAGTTCCCCGAGCACTACGAGGTGGTGCCCTTTACGCTGATGGAGATGTGAGAGCGATGTACCCGGCAGTAACAGACCGCCATGGCAAGTTCCTCATGCCGGGCAAGACGGTTCGCTTTGGTAACTGGGCGAGGCGTGACTTCGGGCAACGCACGGGGACCGTTCTCTGGTTCGGCCATGGGTACGTCCGCATCATGGAGGCATCAGGCCGCATGGCCACCATCAAGCCAACCCGGCTGGAGATCGCAGCATGAGCGGCCCCTCTGAGATCGCCATTGAGTTGATGCGCCTTAGCCACACCATCACGGAAGCCACGGAGCGGGCCATGCGCAAGGCCATCCGTGAAGCTGCCACCCTCGCCATTGATGACATTGAGCAGGCCGTGATGTCCCGCTTCGTGCCGCCCAAGGTAACCGTCAAGACCAACATTGATGAGCTGATGAGCTACACCATTGAGGTCACCTTCCCGGAGCGCAAATAGCATGGACACCCAAGAGCAAATCCTTGAGGAACTCCGGGCAGAGCGCAAAGCCGCCGCCATGCCGATGTCCTCGGACTTCGTGGTTGCCCCCCTGTCTGGCATCCAAGAGGTCATCCCGCCGTCCCTTGAGGAACGCGCCAAGGCCGACTTCCGGGTCTTCCTCACGCTCATCTGGCGCTTCCTCCTGCACGTGGACCCATCGCCCATCCAGCTCGACATGGCCTACTGGCTCCAGCACGGCCCGGACAGGTCCATCATCATGGCCTTCCGTGGGTTCTCCAAGAGCTGGATCACCGGGGCCTATGCCCTGTGGCGGCTGTACCGTGACCCCGATGAGAAGATACTCGTTGTGTCGGGAAGCTTAGTCCGTGCCGCTGCCACCACCAACTGGTGCCTCCAACTCATCATGACGATGCCCCTGCTGGCGCACATGAGGCCTAAGTCCAACTTCCGGCAGTCCTCGCAGATGTTCGACGTGGGCAACTGTGTGCCCGGCCAGTCGGCTTCCTTCATGGCCATGGGCATTGCGGGCCAGCTTGTCGGCTTCCGTGGCACGTGCATCATCCCGGATGACGTGGAGACCCAGACGAACTCCCTTACGGAACCCGGTAGGGTGAAGACCCGTGAAGGTGTCAAGGAGTTTGAAAGCGTCCTGACCCCCGGTGGTGTCATCAAGTACCTTGGCACCCCGCACGACAGCGACAGCTTGTACCTCTACCTGCTCCGCCTCAAGAACGAGGATGGGAGCCCGGTGTACACTGCCCGCATATGGCCCGCTCTGTTCCCCACCGAGGATGAGCGCAAGGTCTACCGCACGTGGCTAGCTCCGTACATCACCGCCCAGATACGCAAGCAGGGCCCCAGCATTGTGGGCCACAGCACGATGCCCAACAGGTTCACCGATGAGGACCTTGCAGGCCGCCGTGCTGCCATGGGCACCTCTGAGTTCCGCCTCCAGTTCATGCTGGACCTCACGGGCACCCTGCTGGACCGCTTCCCGCTTCGCCTCAAGGACCTCATTGTGATGGACCTCCCGGACGACATGGGGCCGGGCGAAGTGATATGGGGCACCACGCACCCCCTCCGTGACCTCACCCCGATGGGCCACGATGGCGACTACTACTACAGCCCTGTGCCCGTCGAGAAGGTCACCATGTACAAGTGGGAGGCCTTGTGCGGGTACATAGATGGGAGTGGGCGCGGTAAGGATGAGACGGCGCTATCCATCGTCGCCTTCCTCTTTGGGCGTGTCTTCCTGCTCCACCTCTGGGCCAGCACCAAGGGCTACGAGATGTCTACCCTCGTGTCCATCGCCAAGGCTTGCATCAGGTTCAAGGTCCCCAAGCTCTACCTAGAGAGCAACTTCGGGGATGGCATGTTCGCCAACCTGCTGCGGCCCGTATTGATCGCTGAGTGGGTCAAGGCCAATGAGGGCAAGTCCCACGAGCACCACGGCGGGACGATCATTGAGGAAGTCCAGAGCAGCAACAAGGCGCAGAAGGAGAAGCGCATCCTCAGTGTGCTTGAGCCGATCACCCAGCAGCACCGCCTAGTAGTCAACAAGGCTGTCATTGAGTACGACCTCAAGAGCCTGGAGAGCATTGAGGGCGAGGAGACACGCCATCGGTATGCGTGGGGCTTCCAGTACTCGCACCTTACGCGGGAACGTGATGCCCTTGCCCACGATGACCGCCTAGAGAGCACGGCGGGAGCGGCGAGCATCTTCGCGCCTCGCATGGGCGTGGACCCTCTAGGAATGGCTGTACGGGCCGCAGAGGAGGCATATGACGATGAACTTGAGCGACTGCTCCGTGAAGATGACGAAGTGGTTGGCCGTGGTGGTAGAAGCCCCACGGGCCCCAAGATCAGAGCGGCGCTTCCACAAGCGCGGCATTGAAGGTTTAGCCTAGAGGGAAAAAGCACATGGGTACGCCGCAAGGCTGTATCTGTGTGCTTTTAACTGGGTGCGACATTCTGTCCATAGTTACCCAGCCTAATGACAGGGGGACCGTAGTGCTACCATAGAGAGATACTCCTTAGTGGGTGCCCCTATGTATCCTAGTGCTGATAGCCCCTACTCCCCCTCATCCCATTAGGAGACCCACCATGGACACCATCATGCTATGCATCCAGCACTGCCCCGCATGGCTGGTCACCAAGGATGGTCATGGTGCTATCCTTAGTGGTCATGCTCAAAGTGACCATGTTGGACACCACCATGCACTACACCATGCCTACCCCGGTGGTGATGATGGCTGTGGGAGACAGCACCCAAGCTATACCATCCCGGACTACACAGGGGTCTCCCATATGACACCCCATATACGTGAGGGCGGCAGCGAGGTTCCCCCCGTGCCCCCTCTCGGGCTGGGCATTGTGGCAGCTTGACGGGCCATGGTTACACCCTCATGTTACACCTAGGTCATGGTGGGGTGCTTGGTGCCATGGTTTGCAAGGGTTGTGCCTTAAGGTCACGTTAAGACGGCACCACTCATGCCACCTCCACCACCTGGGCACACATCATGCTAGGCTTGGTGCTCTCCCTTACGATCACATCATTGTCCTGCCTACTAGGTCACATTGAGCATAGAGGCATCATGGGGGCTAGGTGGCATCACCATGCCACACCCTCATGCATAGGCACCATGGCTAGCACATTGGTTGCCATGCCGCTCCCAGACCATAGGGCTTGGCATCAAGGTCACCTTGTGCACCTATATGAGAGGAGGGGGCTAGACAGGCACCATGTCACCCTGTATGGATAGCCAATGGCAACACCGCCATGGCACCTAGAGGAGCCACCCACCATGACCACCACTACTTACACCCTCAAAGCCCACCTTGATGCCGGACATGATATGTCCCTTGTGCAACTGACCATGGTTGCTCAGACAGTGGCACAGGCAACTATCGGCTTTCATGAGGCAATGGCACAGCTAGGCTTCAAGCGGTCTGACTATGGTGCTGTGCACTGGCTGTATGTTGGCAAGTGGATTGTGGCGTGATGCACACCCTAGAGCTACTCCTTATGTGCTTCCCTGTACCCATGGCCTTCATTGTGGGCTTTGCCTTCATGGTCTTTGCACCACGCGACTAGTCCTACCCTCTAGGGCCATACCACGCGGGCCCTAGTAGCTAGCACTAACGCTAGAAGGCGACTAGAGGAGCCAAACACCATGCACAACCACCACACCCACCACGCTGTCACCTTGCCGGGCCCGGACATGACACCACTGTTTGGCCCTAGGGGCCAGGCAGCACCGCACCGCACCCACTACACTGCCGCCATGGCCTTCGTGCAATCGCATGGTCACTTCGCGGCTATCACGAAGGACGGCTTGCTGTGCATGTCCCTTGAGTGGGCAGACGAGATGCCTATCACCATGACCGATGCGACCGACTACAAGGTGGAGGTGCCCATGCTGTTCGATGTGGACGCGGATGGCTTTGTGGTGTCACGCGAAGTGCGCAACTGGCTTGGCTATTGAGAGGAGTGGGCATCATGGAAACCATGTGGACATTCCGCACCAAGCGCTTTGCCGTCAAGTGGCAGATAGAGGAGGAGCTTGGTTACCAGTATGATGGTGATGACCAAGACGGCAGCATTCAAGCCATGCTCAATGATGGCACTATGGTGGCCTTTGAGAGCAAGATGGTTGTCTATCTGGACGGCGTTGAGATAGCCGCCGATTACCTTGGAGGCAGTGTCTACTATGCCGACCAAGTGGCCACATTCCGCGACCATATTGGCATGAACGCCAATGGCCATGGCAGCTACTTTAGCGACATGGTGCGGACTAGCATTGAGGAGGCACGGCGCTACCTGTGCCTAGCCCCTAAGATGCGTTGCGCTGCCTAGCCTTCCCTTGATGCATGGCCCCATGGCTGTGCATCTCGGCAAGCCTAGAGCTTGAAAGCCCGCACGGAGGCATTCCGTGAGCCGTTTAGAGCTAGAGGACTAAACGACATGAAGACCACCACAAATCGCGGTGTAGCTGCCGCATGGGTTAATGGCATTGAGGCCAAGTCCAACAATGGCAACATGAGCACCAATGGTTGCGGCACCTTGTACAGCTACTCGACACCCATTGGCATCATCAAGAGGGGTGTTGACGGCAAGCCGGTCTACCTCATCACAGCCCATGACTACAGCGTGACCACTAAGGGCAAGCACATTGGCCCCGCGCATAGGGCAACCAACTATGCCGCCCATGTGGTTCCGTTCTTCGGCATTGGCAGGGTGGGTAGGCACAGCCCCGATACGCTTGACATGGCAGAAGCCCATGCTGGCAATGTGGCTTACCTTGTGGGGCGCTACGTTGACGACAGGGAAGGCATGAAGGCCAAGCGCTCCTTTGGGCAGTTCAATGAGGAGCATCTAATGCGCCTTGCCGCTAACGCTAGGGCTTACGCTTTGGCCTTTGGCTTGCCGCTTCCCGCCATCGATCACATGACCGACATTGTGGCCTTGCGGGGCTATCATGAGGCCAAAGCAGAGCGGGCAGCTAAGCGGAGGCCTAGCGCCACCATCCTGCCCTTCCAGCGCCGCGCCTAGCCTTCCCTTGATGCATGGCCACGCGGCTGTGCATCTCGGCAAGCCTAAGACCGCTTGGCCTAGTGCGGGGGCATTCCGCGCAACCGTCCCGACAGCTAGAGGAGTTAGGACACCATGCAGGTACATGAAGGCCGCAATGGCCATTACGTGACATTCGAAAAGGCGTCCATGTGGTGGTCTGTGCAATTGCGTGATGGCAGCGGCAATCTGCTAGACAAGGTACGGTGTGACACGCATTCCGAAGCCGTGCAGTACCGTAAAGCCTTCCTACGCATTGCTAGAGCTGGGGGCCGCACCAATGCGTAATGGCCAGCGTCTAGTGTGCACCATCCGCGCGGCATCAAACCGTGAGGAGCCCGTAGCGCGGCTCCTAGCTGGCAAGTCGCTGGCATGGCGTATCTTCGATGTGGTCGGCACCTGCCTGGGAGTGGCAATCATCGCCTTCACCCTGGTTACCGTGACGTGTGCATTGCGGGACCACAACCCAAGCCCCCAGGTCCGGGACTTCGCCGCCAAGTAGGCCCTTGGGGTGGCCGCGATGGCCGCCCTAAGATTAACTACAACTTGATCTAAATCTCTGGACTAACCGCCTACAGAGTGCTAGGGCCAACGTCGCTCGTCATCGCGCGGAGGCTCCTCTAGGCGGAAACCTGATGGCAGAGCGGGGAGGGGGTTAGTCCTAGAGGCTGGCCCCCTCAGCCGTTCTAGGGTTGCCCCGATGCCGCGCCTAGTGGACTTTAGTGCCATCACCCTAGGGCAGGGTGGCCGCCATAGCGGTGTAACGATAGGGTGTAACACCCCGTTTTCCTCTCCGCCGCTATCTGTTTGTTTTCAAGGCCTTAGGGCACCCTCTAGGACCCACCCTGTTAAACACTCGTTATGGGGCGGGAGGGATGCCAAAGCCTTGTGCCGCCTCATGTTGCGGTAATTGCTTGACTTTCCGGGCCGCTAGGGTGTAACAGCGGGGTGTAACAGAAGCCCTAGAGGAGTTAGCCCGATGCCAAGCCCAAAGCAGTTCTTAGACAACCTCGCCGCTACGATCAAAGAGGCCTTGGCGGGGTGGCCGGAATGGAAGCCCCGGTGCATCCACTGCTGCGATACGGGATTTCTCGATTGGCAGAGTGAGGAGCCCAAGGAGCCGTGCAACCATTGCTTGGTGTACGCACAGACACGCACCTTTCCGATCATTGGCCACAAGCGGGAGGGCTGACCCGATGCCTCTCGCTAATCCCTACGTCCAACGCATCCCGGCTGACATCAAGCCCAAGACGGCTGGCTTGAAGCTCGACATCCCGGTGGGCGACACGTTCACACCCTACACCATCACAGCCGCCGCACAGGCCATACGGCTAAGCCTCAAGACAACCGACACGCGGGAGCGCAAGGTGCGGGCCACCAGGGTCACCGCCTATCTGGAGACCGTGTGGGCAGCCCTACGCCGTGACCATCTCGTCCCCCTTTCGCACCGTAATGCGGTAGCCCTTGCTAAGGACCTCTACGCTGCATGGGGCGAGGGGCGGGAGCGGACGCTGGCAATGGACTACGACAGGCAGACCAACACGTGGGGCCCTGCCGACCCCTCACTGCCTCTCATGGGGGCGGACGCATGGGAGAGCACATTGGCCATGGTGGACAAGCTCACGGAAAGCCCCGAGGCACTGGACGCACTGGTCACTGCCCGCCTACTCACCAAAGGCATCATCGGGACCGACCCCGAGACACGCACCATGATTGGCAGAGCGTTGCTTGATGCCATGCGTGATGGCTTGGCCTTACGCAAGCGGCAGGAGGAGGGTGACTACACGCCAGACGCAAAGGCTCAGAGGTTCCCTGAGTACGAGGACCCCAAGGGTGGAGCATTGCGTCCAGCCTCAGGCGTTTCCCTCACGGGGCTTGTGGATGACTGGTGGACTGAGGCTCAAAGGACTGGCCGCTCACCCGCCACCTATGACAGCTACAAGACAACCTTCAAGCACCTCTCTGCCTACCTCAAGCACAACGATGCGGTGCGTGTGAGGCCGAGCGACATCGTGGGCTTCAAGGATCACCGCTTGGCTCAGGGCTTGGCGGCCTCCTCAGTGTCTCTCAATCTGGCGGCCATCAAGATCATCTTCGGCTGGGCCAAGGACAACCTCAAGGTCCCCTCCAACCCGGCGCTGGGCATCAAGCTGGCCAAGACGAAGGCCACAAAGCTCCGTGAGAAGGACTTCACGCCCGAGGAGGCGACCATGGTGCTGGCCCATGCCACCACGGCCACCGGGAAGAACAAGCTCGCCAAGTTCTGGCTGCCGTGGCTCTGTGCCTACACCGGGGCCCGCGTTGGGGAGATGGTCCAGCTACGCCCCCAAGACCTACGCAAGGAGGGGGACAGCTACGTGCTCACCATCACCCCGGAGGCAGGCACCGTGAAAGGCAAGACGGCCCGTGAGGTCGTGCTCCATGAGCATCTGGTGGCACGGGGCTTCCCGGAGGTGGTGGAGAAGTGCAGCACCCACTATGTGTTCCTCGGCAGCACCAACAACGTGAGGCAGGCCATCAAGACCACCAAGACCATGCTGGTGACCTTTGTGCGTGAGGTCATCAAGGACCCCAACGTCTCCCCGAACCACGGCTGGAGGCATAGCTTCAAGACCGTAGGGCGGGACGCGGGCATCTCCGACAGTGTGCTTGATGCCATCTGTGGGCACACCCCATCGACTGAGGGCGGGAGGTACGGAAGCGTCTCGCTCTCCACTCAGGCCAAGGCCATGGCAAGCTTCCCAAGGTACGCCGTAGCGGGCTCCCATCAAGCTCCGCTCAACGTGGCAGCAACGACTTAAAGCTTGACTTTTTGTTTTCCGACGTGCTAGCGCTTGGCCGTCAATGCGAGGGCTCCATTTCGCGGTGGAGCCTTTCGCGTATCTAGAAGCCTGCCGAGCCAGAGCGGAACCTTTGGCGATCTACCTCCGCATACCTTGGAGTTACGTACATGAAGCGACTATTCGGTTTCACACTCGCCGCACTGGCTTTGTATGCTGCGCCTTCTGACAATGGCAGCGGCATCAAGTTCCTCGGCACCACGGAAGGCCCCGCGCCTGCTGACAGCTTGTCCACTGAGGCCAAGCAAGTCGGTGACCAGCAGGGCCGCACCACGGCTGGCATCAAGTTCCTCACCGACACCGTGATGCAGGAGGCCGCCCAGAACGGTGCTCCCGGCTTCACCGGCAAGATGGCCCAGGTGAGCAAGCAGGGTGGCGAAGGCCTGCTGACCATCGACGCCTTCACTGGCATGGTGGTGATGAACGAGGACACCCCGGAGTGGGCCACGGACTTGGGGCTGGTCACTGCCGTCCTCACCGAGCGCCACTCGTTCTATGCATCCCGCCTCGGCCAGAAGTATGCCGACACCCATGTATCCCCGGAGGTGTATGCCTTCGAGGACCTCGCATGGCTCAGCATCGTGGATGACGGCGCGGAAGGCCAAGAGGTCCTCACCGATGCCGACGAGGAGCACCGCATGGAAGTGCTGGCTGCTGTCCTCGGCGTGAACCGGGAAGATGGCGAGATAGAAGGTGCCCTGGTCTCCGGGGAGTTCATCTCGGACAACACCCGCACGGCAGCCGAGCTGGCAGCCCTTGAGGAGAGCACTGCGGCTCCCGTGGCGGTGGAAGCACAGGGCTAAGCGTCACGTCCTCCCAAGGCGCGTAGCTGGGGGCTGGTCCGTAAAGGGCTGGCCCCTTCGCTATTTATAGAGGAGCACCATCAAATGGCCACCACGCTTTACACCAAGGTACGCCGCCTAGCCGACCACGTGCACCGCAGGCTACATGTGCACCATGACACCCAGTACAGCACGAGGGACCTCTTGAAGCGGCTTGAGCAGATGCTTAAGGCTGAGGACAAGCGGCGACCGGCCTCGGCACCCCTTACGGAAGCCGACTGGCGAGCCGCTGGCTACACCGGGCCTCTCGTCAAGCTTGGTGGAAAAGAGCTACATGATGCAGGCGAACCCCTAGAGGAGCAAGACCAAGATGCATGACCCCGAAGGCAAATACCAGATGCGCGACTACCACTACACGTGTGTGGCCGTGAAGGTAGGCCAGATGGCTACCCCCAAGACACTCAGGACCTTGCAGGAGCGCATCAGGTCCAACGAGCCCACCATGAACCGGGTGAGTGAGGAGATTGAGGCACACCTCCATGAGCTGGGCTGGGTGCCGCACTCCAAGATCGTAGTGAGCCCCATATCATGAGCCTGCTGGGGAAAGCACTGGACTGGGCCTTTGGGCCGCGCCGCCATCACATCTGGCCGACCATCGTGGTTGAACAGGTCAAGCCAACCCACCCTGCATCCGTCACCGACTACTACACTATGGATTGCTCTACCGCTCCCGAGGAGGATACAAGTGACCATGACACCCCACCGAGGACCCACCCCTGAGGCCTTCATGACCCTACCTCTCCTCAGGCAGTTCATTATCCTTGACACGGAGACCGGCACTCTGGTACTGCATCAGGTAAGGCGTGACCCCCACACGGGCATGACCTTCACCCGAGCAACCGCTCATCATCATCAATGAGTACCAACCAGAGGACGGAACATCACCATGGCTAAGAGCAAGACCACCAAGTCGAACTTGAGGACAGGGGGTGCATCGTCCTCTCTAGAGGAGCAACCAATGGCTAAAGTAGCCCGCGTTTTCAGTTTCCAGCCGTCCTACACCACCTCGGTGCCCGTCATTCCGAACAGCCACGCGGTCACCCGTGAGACGGACCACCCGTTCAAAAAGGAGTTCTTCGACGTGGCGGCCCCCACGATCATCTCCACCGGCAAGGCAGCCGTGCAGTTCGTCCCCACGGCCTACTGGGTGGAAGCACGGGGTATCGAAGCGTCCAAGGCCGACGAGCTGTACATGAAGGGCAAGCTCCGTGACCAGTTCAACGCCTGGAGGGATGCCACCAAGGTCATCACCGTCAAGCAGGTCCGGGAGCCCTCCGAGAAGAATGCCAAGGGCAAGGTCGTGAAGGTCGGCAAGATCATCACGCCCGAGGAGAGCACCAACGAGAAGCGCGGCAAGTTTGAGATCGTCATGATCTACCGCAAGGGTGACGAGCCCGCCTCCGCGTTCCCCGAGGGTGTCAGCCCCGAGCCCGGCATCATGATGTGGATGCGCCTCAACGACACCGCCAAGAAGCAGTTCGACGCGGCACAGGCTGCCCTCAAGGCTGCCGGTCTGGGCAAGCAGGAGGCCGCCGAGTAGGGTTCCCTTAACCACCATCTACTGAGACTGCCATGAAGGGCTGCGCTTGACCGCGTGGCCCTTTAGCTTTGCCCCGCTAGGTGAGGGCTCGTCGTCACATCCCTAGCCAAACAACAGGCAACAAACTCCGGGAGCGCACCTACAATGAACGTACACTCAGCAGTGCATTGGGATATTGCTCATGATGTCCCAGAGCTGCACCCACTATGGCATCAACAAGTTCAACTCGAAAAGGAGATGATGAGCAGCGGGGCCAAGAAGGTCCAAGACATAACCATCAAGGCCCATGCACGGGGCCAGATGACACGCACCACAGTAGTCCGCCATGTCCTCGCTGACTGGCTCCCAGGCCTCGGGGATACTGTACGGGACTGGGTGAAGGACTGCGAGCGAGCAAAGGGCGGCCCCAAGCCTATCTCGCTGGCATACATCAAGGCCATGGACCCAGACGTGGCCGCGCTGGTCACCCTCCGGGCAGTGCTCGACGGCATCGGCAAGGAGAACCAGAAGTTTGTCTCGCTGGCCATGGCTATCGGTCGGACCTGTGAGCACGAGCAGCAGGTGCGGCTCTGGGAAAGCTCCAAGGGTGTCCTGCTGCCGTTGCGTGAGGGGCAGGAGCACCAGGGCAACCTCCAAGACCTGTTCTACCACTACAAGGACGAGATGGACCGCAACCGGGCAACCGATGTGCACCGCCGCCGTGTCAACGTGAACCGCTTTACGGACCTCGTGTCGGATGGCCTCATTGACTGGACCACATGGAGCAACGAGATACGCTACCGGGTGGGCTCATCGCTGCTTGACGCCTTGATACGCAAGACAGGGTGGTTTGAGCTGAGGTCCGACCCGGAGCACATCTACAAGCGCGGCAATCCGAACAGCCCACAGCTCGTGGTGGCCCCCAAGGATGAGTTCCGCGTCTGGCTGGGCAAGGCCACCGACCGCCACGAGATAAACTCCCCGGACTTTGAGCCAACCATCATGCCTCCCCGGCGCTGGGACGGTACGCGGGATGGGGGCTACTGGACACCTTATGTCAACGCACCGCGCCTCATCCGCTTCAAGGCCCATCAGGAGACCCAGCAGGAGTACGCCGCTGATGAGTATGACAGCATCGACATGCCGGTGGTCTATGACGCCATCCATGTTCTCCAAGAGACGGCGTGGCGGGTAAACTCACGGGTCCTGGCGGTAGCCAAGAAGGCGTGGGCCTTGGACGAGGGCATTGGCAAGCTCCCGCTCATCGAAGATCGCCCTTTGCCAACCAAGACGCCGCGCATGATGGAAGACGCCGAGGCCGCCAAGCAGGCCAAGCAGGAGAAGCGCATCCACGTGAGGAGCCCCGAGGTAGACGCCGAGGTTCTCGACTGGAAGAAACGGGCCAGCCCCATCTACAGGTTCAACGCCAAGCGCTGGTCCCGCATGAGAGCCACCACGGCCACCATCCAGTGCGCCGAGAAGTACGAACCCTACGAGCGCATCTACTTCCCCCACATGCTGGACTTCCGGGGCCGTATGTATCCCATCCCGAGTTTCCTCCAGCCGCAGGGCAATGACTTGGCACGGGGCCTGCTGACCTTTGCGGACGGCCTGCCGATCACCGAGGAGAATGGTGGTGCGGGATGGTTGGCCATACAGGTGGCATCAAGCTGGGGCATCGACAAGGTGAGCTTTGAGGACCGCATTGCGTGGGTGGAGGAGAACGAGACCATGTTCCGCCTCATCGCAGAGGACCCTATGACCAACATGGAGTGGGCCAAAGCGTCCAAGCCGTGGCAGGCTCTCGCCTCCATCTTCGAATGGGTGGACTTCTTGAACACTGGGTGGGGCTTTGAGAGCAGCCTCCCGGTGGTGGTGGACGGTACGTGCAATGGCATCCAGCACCTCAGCGCCATCCTCAGGGACGAGGTGGCTGGCCGCTATGTCAACCTAACACCCAGCGACAAGCCCCAAGACATCTACAAGGTGGTGGCACGTGGTGATGTGCACTCCGATGTGGAAGGCGTCCAGCAGCTCCTTGAGGAGATCGAAGCCCAAGGAGGCCCCGAGGCACACAAGGCCACCTACTGGCTGGACCTGTGCAAGCGGGACATCCCCCGTGAGCTGACCAAGAGGCAGGTCATGGTGCTCCCCTATGGTGGCTCCAAGGACAGCTTCTACAGCTACACCCGCGCATGGCTTGACGAGAATGACCCGGTGCCTGCCGATGGGGGCAACGAGCTGTACCGCCAGATGCGCAACGAGCGGCTCACCTTCATGGTCAAGCACCTGTGGGCCACCGTGAACAAGATCGTGTCGGGTGGCATGAAGGTCATGGAGTGGCTCCAGAAGTGTGCGAAGGCGGTGTGTGGCGTCAACCAGCCGATCTACTGGCAGACCCCGAGCGGCATGGTGGTGCGGCACTTCTACGGGGTGAACCAGACGGTTTCCTGTGAGACCAAGGTGGACGGCGAGAGGCTGGCCTTGAAGCGGCAGGAGAGGACCGCCAAGCTGAGCACCGTGGAGCAGCTCCGGGGGATTGCGCCGAACTTCATCCATTCGCTGGACGCGGCGGCCCTGGCGCTAACTCTGCGGGCCTGCAAAGAGACAGGCATTGAGGATTTCGTTTCGGTCCACGATGCCTACGGAACCCACGCGGCAAACATGCATCCGCTCACCAAGTATTTGCGTGAGGCTTTCGTGGAGGTTCACAGCCGGGATGTGCTTGGGGAGTTCCGTGCGGCCTGTCAGCGGGTTTTGGTTGATGCGCTCGTGGCGGAGAAGCGGATGGACCCGTTTGATGCAGCGCAGAAGGCGGACGAATTGCTGCCCGAACCGCTGGCGTTGGGCTCCTTGGACATCTCGCAAATCCTCCAGAGCGACTACTTCTTTGCGTGATCCCGACGAGTTACCCAGCCTTATGAAAGGAGAAGCCAGAAAGCTCCCGGAGTGCTCATGGCTTCATCCCGACATGGTACTGCCAGTGATGGCAAGGAGGTGTGCTATGTGACCCCAACGACTACCTAAAGTAGGTACGGACTAGATGGGGCCATCGTGCCCCACCGACCATGGATCATATCGCCCCTTGATGGGCACCTACCAGCGCAATGCGCACCCCGCAGCCTCCGCACGAGGCTTGACCCCCGAGCCCAGCCACCACGGTGAGCATGGCGGGGGTCTTTCTGTTTCTAGCACCTGCCGCCACCACAACACTCTGAGGAGAGACACAATGGGCATCCGTAAGTTCGACCACGGGCACGACATCCCCGCACAGCTCAAGGGCCGCACCAAGCTGGACCGTGACAAGCTGGCCATGGTGCCCCGCCTTCACGCCGTCAACGTGGCCATGGAGGCCTTGTTCCCCATACAGGACTGGGATGGTGGCCCTGAGGAGCAGGTGGCGGGAGTGGCTGTGCTGTTCGCCTGCCTGTGCATGAAGACCGGGCTGGACCACGCTGAGCTGCACAACATCGGCAAGCGCATCATCAACGCCCCGGCAGAAGGGGCACACGCCACGGAGAACTCGGTGCAGGTCTTGAAGGACTTCCTTGGGGCCCGCATCATGCAGCAGGAGGTCTCAGTAGCATGAGCACCATCAAGGTTGCTGTCCTCGGTCCACCAGTTCGGAACTCAGATGGACGCATGGCTATCCCCGTGGTGGAGGGCGGCATCTTGACCGAGGAGGCCATGCGGGAAGCCCTACGGAAGCTTTGTGGCGAACCGATGAGCTATTACGTCCAGCGGGCCGCCAGCTTCGACCTCATCATTGCAGCAGGAGGCCCCCATGCCTAAGCGCACAGAGCCCGGCATCACCAATCGCAGCACCTTCAAGTCTGGCTTGCTGGCGTTCCTACTGGTGGGCATGGTGCTTGGCCCGGCTGCCTACCTCTCTGCATGTGGCCGAGGCCCTTGCGCATCGGATGCCTTCCCGATAGGCACCAAGGTGCGCATCAAGGCGTTCCCGGAGCAGCAGTGGGTGGTGACAGACAAGTGGTGCAACACCGTGAACCTCTGGGCCCCCGGTGCTCAGCCTGGGTGGATAGACAGCAGGGTCTTGGAGGTGGTGCCATGAGCGAGCCCCTACTCGGAACTGCTGAGGACAACTTGAAGCAGGCCTTGCAGCAGGAGGAGCTTATGCGGCAGTGCGGACCCGGTGACCCATACTACCGCGTAGCCATGGCAAACCGCGATTGGTATCTCGACGCCGCTGCCAGAATAGAGCGTGGAGAGCAGACCACGGACAACCCACACGCCAAGCGCTTAGTGAACATCAACGCACACGGAGACCTATCCGCATGACCACCAAGTATCAGGACACTGAGTTCGGCATCATCACCGGCTATCCCCATGTCAACTCCCCGGACACCAAGTTCGCCAAGGAGCCGGGCGATGGGGAGTACAAGCTGGACCTTGCCATCGGCGGTGAGGAGGGGGCTTCCCGCTACGAGAAGGTACGCGCTGCCTCCCAGCAGGCCTTCGATGACTGGATGGCTGACCCGGAGAAGGGCGGCAAGCTCCCCAAGGCCAAGGCGCTGGAGTTCAAGGTGTTCTGCCCGGCTCACCCCGAGCTGGACGATGAGACCGCTGAGCCGACCGGGCGCTACATCTTCCAGTTCCGCCAGAACAGCCGCATCAAGCTCAAGGACGGCACCTTCAAGCAAGTCGAGCTGGGCCTCTACAACGCTTCCGCCAAGGCCAGCACCGCTGCCATCTGGTCGGGCTCTGAGGTCCGCGTCAACTATTCGATGCGCGTGATCCCGATGCCGGGCTTGAAGCAAGTCGGTGTCCGCCTGGACTTTGGCCGGGTGCAGTACCGCAAGCTCAACAAGGGTTCCGGTGGCGGTGGCTTCGGTGCTGTTGAAGGTGGCGACGACGCGGATGGTCCTTCGGGTCCCGAGCCGGTCTCCCAGACCACGGAGGACTATTGATCATGCGGACCATTGGCAATCAAGCCGAGGTTGGGGTGGTCACCAAGACCGTCTCCAGCGCCTCCAAGGTTCTCCTCGTGGCGGCCAACAAGTCGCGCATTGGGCTGACCGTCCGCAACAACAGCACTGCGGTCCTCACGCTGTTCCTCGGACTGGCTGCTGGCGCTGAGGAGGGCACAGTTACCATCGCCCCCACAGCTACCGGCGTGGACGCCTTGTGGGTGTGCCCGGTGGACTACACGGGCCCCTTGTCGGGTCAGTGGGCATCGGCCAACGGCTTCGCCTACACCACCGAGTACATCTAGCATGGCCCGCGTGGTGCCTGAGTGGGTCCGTAAAGCCCGCATGGGCACCACGGGCAAGAAGGCAGGCTTCAAGCACGGCTACAGGTCGGGGCTTGAAGTTGCCATCGGGGAGGACATCGAGAAGCACGGCTTCCCGGTTCTCTACGAGCAGTTCCGTATTGGCTACGTGGTGCCAGCTTCCCGGCATCACTACACGTGGGACTTCACGCTGGCCAACAACATCATCATTGAGGGGAAGGGCATCTTCGACAGCACCGACCGGGCCAAGCACATGTTCATCAAGCTTCAACGACCGGAGCTGGACATCAGGTTCGTCTTCTCCAACGCCAACGCCAAGATAGGTCCGGGAAGCCACACCACGCTAGCTCAGTGGTGCGACAAGTACGGCTTCAAGTGGGCCCACAAGAAGATACCCGAGAGCTGGTACGCTGAGCTGGGCCCAAAGCGGGACCCGAGAGATGTCCTTAAGGAGGAACCCTATGGCTGGGCCAACGCAAAGTAGCATCGCCAAGTGGGTCCCCCAACTGGTCCTCCAGCGTCACGCCTTCATGGACTTCAAGCGGGATGACCATGGCGTCTACGACTATAGCAACCCCAACACGCGCCCGTGCAGCCCTCCCAAGTACTACTCCCCGAATGGCGAGACGGAGGACATGCAGGCGGCCTACGTGTTTCCTCAAGGGGTTCCCGCGTGGTTCGACAACCGGACGCACACAATCATTCACATCAAGCTGGAGAAGATGGAAGGATAACGTCCATGCCAACCTATCCGCAGGACTGGGCGGGCACTCTGCTCATCGCCCTCATCATCTGGGGCACGGTGCTTGGCGTGGTGTTCATCCATGGCTGACACCCCCGAGGACATCCTCAACCGCACCATCCTCGCAGCCACCTACAAGTTTCCCATCCAGCCGGTGCGCCACTGGAGGCTGGTCCTGAGGCGGGCATGGAGCGTCCGCTTCATCGCCGTCCTCGGGTTCGCCTGTGGGCTCAACGCCATCTGGCCAGCGCTGGGTGACATCCTGCCTCCGTGGGCATTCAACTTGGGCGGGTTCACCCTCGCCATCCTCGCCTTCGTGTCTGTCTTCGTGCAGCAGCGGGGCTTCCCTCAAACAAAGGCGCACCAAGATGCCGATCAAGCCCCCGCTGGAGAGCAACAGCCCGAACCGTCTCCGTAATGGCAGCGCCGCAGGGGCAGCCCTCGTGGCACTCCTCACGACCTTCGAAGGGGTGCGGCTCAACGCCTATCCCGACCCGGCCACCAAGGGCCCACCGTGGACCATCTGCATGGGGGAAACCCAAGGTGTCCACAAAGGCATGACCAAGACGCTGGCTGAGTGCAAGGCCGACTTGGCCCGAAGGGTTCCCGACTACGCCCGCCCCATCGCTTTGTGCGCCAAGGTTCCCCTCCCGGACAAGCGATACATCGCCCTGGTGAGCCTTGCGTGGAACATCGGGCCCGGCAAGGTGTGCTCCGGGAGCGTGATGCAGAAGCTCAATGCAGGGGATGTGAGAGGGGGCTGTGACGCCTTCCTCAAGTACAACCGTGCGGCTGGCATCGTGTTCCCCGGCTTGACCAGACGGCGTGTCAAGGAGCGGGCATTGTGCCTGGAGCCGGTGAGTGCGGAGAACCCCCAGTCATGAGCAACTTTGAGATCACCGTCACGGTTATAGCTCTGGGTTACGTTGGCCTGATTGGCGGCTGCATCTGGGTGGCTATCCGCATCTTCAAGGGGGAGTGATCCGTCATGTTCGCTACCATCAAGGGCTACCTCTATCTCGCCGCCGTGCTAGCCATCCTCGCCGCCGTTGGGGGCATCTACGCAAAGGGACGGCTCGACGCCAACCATGCGGCCCAGCTCGCAGCACTCCAGCAGCAAGTGGCCAAGCTTCACGCACAAGCCAAGGCAGACGCCGCAGCGGCCAAGCTGGACACCATCCAGGCCAAGCTCGACGCGGAAGACCTCTACGCTGCTGCCCAACGCACTCAGGACCTAATGGATAAGCTCAATGCGCCCGATACTGTTTGCTTTGATGACCATGACGCTGGCCTCGTGCGCGACCTCTGGGGACCTCCAGCTCCCGCCCATCCCACCGGACATTAAGATAGCCTTAGAGAAGACCACCCCGCCCCCGGCCAAGGGAGCCTTGAGTAAGCGAAAGGTGTTCAAGCTTATCGCTGACCTCAAGGCTTCCGAGGGGGAGAAGACGGCGGCAGGCAAGCGCCTCATCAAACTCTACGAGGGACAGCACCCATGACCCACGGTGAGATCGCACTGTGCATCCAGAATTGCTCCTACCGGCAGGGGTGGTTCTTTGAGGTGGACGTAACGGGGCCGCTGGTCACCTTCCAACTGGCCTGCATTGAGGAGCGCTCCACGCAAGACCCGAGGGATGCCTCCGTGTTCACGCCGTGGAAGACCGGCAAGAAGCACATCTCTCCGCAGTCTTGTAGGCAGGAGGTGGTGGCCTTGGTGTACGAGAGCATCGTGGCCGCCGAGATGCACGAGATACGCGAATGGTTCCGCTACAAGGGGGCCGCCATCTTCAACCCGCATCTTGACCCTGATGTGCTGCACGGCGTTGCCCGTAAGGCCAGCTCGTTCAACGTGCGGGAGAACGCAATGGACATGAAGGGGGAGTGACGAGGTGCTGACCTTCAAGCTCCGCCTCAAGACAACCCGCGTGATCCTCCACGCCAGCCACACGCCTCCATCCCAGTCCAACATCCAGGCGTTCCTCGGTGTTCGCGGAAGGACCATGGGGCTGCTCGACGTGGGCTACCACTACATCATCCCGAGGACCGGCATGGCGCTGCCGTGCAGGCCCCACAATGTGCAGGGTGCACACATTAGGGGGAAGGCCAATAGGGATAGCATAGGGGTGTGCCTCGCTGGCGGTGTTGGGGTGGTCACCTGTGAGGATTGCTCTGGGTCTGGCTTGACGCTCAACACATACACCGGGGAGCCAACGCATTGCCGGGGCTGCATGGGTGACACCGTGCGAGAAGGCCCCGAGGACAACTTCACGGCAGAGCAAGGGGAGACCCTACGCTGGCTCATGGACTACCTCACCCGCATCTACGGGCAGCTCCCCATCGTGGGTCACTCAGAGCTACGTCCCAGCCATCATCACCAATGCCCCCCAACTGACATGGAGAAGGTACGCGAATGGATAAGCCAGTAGCAGCAGTCGATGAGTTCCGTGAGGGGCTCACCGCGCAGCAGCGTATCGTCTACGACCAGCTCATGAAGGGCCGCTCCTTGACCAACCTCGTGGCCATCACGTGCCATGGTGTCGCCTCCCTGTCCAGCCGCGTGGCGGAGATGCGGAAGCTGGGTCTCCGCATTGGGGACCGCTGGGACACCGACCAGTACGAGCGGCAGTACAAGGTGTATTTCATTGAGGCCGCCAAGCTGGAAGCTGCGGAACGGGAGTTGGAAGCGTGAGCCGGGTCCCTGTGCGGCCCACCATGCCCACCGTGGTGCGTGTCTGTGGCTTGGACTTCCGGGTCAAGCTCTGGGACAACAAGGCGGCTGACAACACCGGGGCCTATGGGCTCTGTGACAAGGGCACCCTCACCATCCTCATCCAAGAGGACCTCAATGTCCAGCAAGAGGCCCGCGTCCTGCTGCATGAGGTACTCCATGCTTGCCATATGTGTGGCGGCCTGAGGGAAGCCCCAGCGGATGACGAGGAGGAGCGCATCGTGGACATCTTCACGTACCAGCTCGTCACCGTGGTTCGGGACAACCCGCAGTTCATCAAGTACCTACAGGATGCATTCAAATGAAGTACCGTCAAAGCTCCCCCTTCATCTCCCTCCTCACCATCCTGTTCATTGGGCTCAAGCTCACGGGCTACATCACGTGGTCATGGTGGTGGGTGCTGAGCCCCATCTGGATTGGCATCCTCGTGGTGCTGGTCATCATGGTCATTGTGGTGGCTCTCAAGGTCTGGGCTGAGAGCCGGTAAGGGAGATAGCAGTGTGTCGGACCATGAGCAGGACGAGGGCAGCGTTGCAGTATCTAAGGGGCCATGCTCCCTCTGTGGTGGCACCAAGTGCCGCACCGTCTACACCGATGGCCACTCCTACTGCTTCCGCTGTCCCGAGGAGGACGCCTTCCAGCCTGCCCCCGGTGGGCCTGAGGGAGCTGACAGACTTAGAGTGGTGGCGGGCGTAGAGAAAGACTACGGGGACCTCCTAGACCCTGCCAAGCAGGTGGACCCCTATGCCCCCCTCAAGAAACGCAACATCAGGTCCGACACCATGCGGAAGATGGAGCTATTCCACGGTGGGTTCTCCGGTGGCTCCGCCCTCATCGGCAATCTGTACAACCAAGAGGACGAGCTGGCCGCCCAGAAGGTGCGCCTCCCGACCTCCAAGGATTTCCCCACGCTCAAGGGGCCCGGCTACACCAGCCTCGTGGACCTAAAGCTGTTCGGCCAGCACTTCTTTGGGGACCGCTATGACCGGCAGGTGATCGTCTGCGAAGGCTTTGAGGATGCCGCTACGGTGGCCCAAGAGACGGACTTCAAGGTGGCCGTGGTGTCGGTCACTGCCGGTGCGCCTAACGCCTTGAAGAACCTCAAGGCCAACTACCTGTGGCTCGACCGCTTCACCGAGATTATCCTCTGGTTCGACAATGACCAGCAGGGGCAGGATGCCATCAAGGAGTGCGCCCCGCTGTTCAAGGTGGGCAAGGTCCGGGTGGCCAAAGCGTTCGGCTTCAAGGACGAAGGCAACAAGGTGCCCTGCAAGGACGCCTCGGATATGCTCCAGGCCAACCGCCCCGGTGACATCAAGGCTGCGGTCTATGCCGCTGCAAGCTGGCGTCCCGCTGGCATTGTGAGCGCAAAGTCCAACCCCGAAGATGTGATGGCGGAGCGGGAGGAAGATGGCGCATTCCGCTACACGTGGCCATGGGATGAACTCAACCTTGTCCTCGGACCCATCCTGCCCGGCCAAGTGACCTACAACGTGGCGGGCACTGGCATAGGTAAAAGCACCGAGAGCACCATGGTGGAACTCCACCTCTTGGAGCAGGGCGCTAAGATTGGCCACCTGTCCTTTGAGGATACCCGGCGAGAGTGCAAGCTCCGCTTCCTGACCATCAAGTACGGCAGGAGGTTTGACATAGAGCTGGCCCCCGACGAGGAAATGAAGCGCCTCCACGAGGAACTATTCGGTGACGGGAAGCTTGACCTGTTCGACCCGGAGACTGCCGAGTGGAGCTTCAAGGCCATAGAGGGCTACTGCTACTACGGCGTTAAGGCTCTCGGATGGCAGGTCATAGGGGTAGACCCTCTCTCCGCTATCGCCGCCATGCTGGACAGTGGGGCGGATGAACGCAAGGAGCTGGACAGGATCAGCCTGTTCTTCGCTAGGCTCGCCAAGGAGCTTGGTGTCCACATCGCAGTCAACCACCACCTCACCAGACCTGAGGGTACACCTCACGAGGAGGGGGCCCCCACGTCACTCAACCAAGTGAGAGGGAGCGGCGGCATTGCGAACTTCGCTACCTTCGTGCTTGGCCATGAGCGCAACCAACAGGCACCCGGTGAGGATGCCTTAATCACCCAGCTCCGTGTCCTCAAGAACAGGCCCCGCTCCAAGACAGGCGTGGCACTCACCTTGAAGTACAACATGGCGACAGGGCGGCTGGACAGAACCAGTGAGCCTTTCCCTGAGATCGGCAGCAAGGGCAACAAGAAGGGCGGCGGATCGTTCAAGCCTGTTGCAGGCGACGGCGACTACTAGCTAGCCACAACCCCCTATAAGAAAACCAAAAGGACTTGGGGACATGCAGCGCCTTAACGATGAGATCGACTACGCCAACGCCGACCGAGCGGACCTTGTGGCCCGCCTGATGGGTGCCCAGATGATGGCCCGCTTCGTCCTCCGGGGATACAACGCCAAGAAGAACTATGACGTGGACTTCATGGCCCTCCCGGAGTGGCTCGACATGGCCGCCCTTGATGAGGCCTACAAGCTTCGCCCCTACGCTGCTCAGTGGAAGGTCGTGGCCTGGATGGAGCGACTGGACAATGCACTCAGTGCTGCCATCCAGCGCAAGAAGATGAGCCTCGTAGTGAAATAACCAGCCCACCCGAGATGCCTCCCAAGGCAGAACCTAGGGGGACCCACCGCAAAGGTACTGGCAGCAGGCCGGGCTAGCAGTCACACCACTGTGACACATTCGCTGGCAGCGAGGCAGCACCGTGAGCCTAATGCTGAGTGGGTCCCCCGCCAAGGAGTATCGCACCGTGACCCTGTACATCCTCATCATCATCGGCAGCATCAACGGGCAGCCCCAAGTTGGCCAAGCCGGAACCTTCCAGACGGTAGCCGCGTGTCAGCGCCAGTGGCAGCTCCTTGCAGCCGCAGCGTACACTACCACGAACCGTGCGAAAGACCTTGCTGGGGTATGCCTAGCCTACAAGCGCACCCCTCTGACCACGGAGTAACCTGGCATGGGCCGCCGTCTGGTTGGAGACTTTGAGGGCAACGGCTTGCTAGACATGGGGCCAGCCCTCCGTATGCATTGCCTTGGGACCATCGACATGGACACCCAAGGGCCGTTCCCATCGGGACGCACCGAGTTCTACTATGGGCCCACCGTGCCATTGGGCTTTGACTGGGACCGTATGCCTGTCCCGGACGATGCCACCCGTGAGCTTCTGGCTAACCCCACCTCGCTCGACATAGAGGATGGCGTCCGGTCTCTCCAAGAAGCTGACATGACGGTGTTCCACAATGGGGTGGACTACGACTACATCGCCGCCCAGATGGTCTACCCGTGGTTCAAGCGCTGTGCCAAGGCGTGGGACACCTACGTGATGGCCAAGGTGGTGTGGCCCGTGGACATCCTGGCTGAGCCTGACTTCAAGCGGGCCTACGCTGGCCAGATGCCCATGAACATGGTCAAGAGGCACAGCCTCAAGGCGTGGGGCTACCGGCTAGGTGAGAACAAGGCCGACTACGAGGGCGACTTCCACAAATACCCAGAGCCACGCGACAGGCCAGCCAAGGCAGGCGATGAGCGCTACGACAGGCGATGGGAGGAGTGGAACCCCTTCATGGCCGCCTACATGATGCAGGACAACCGCCCCTGCTTGAAGCTCTGGGAACTCATTGAGAAGCGTGTGGGCTGGACCGCCCCGGCCTCTGTGGTTTGGCCAGAGCAAGTCTTCTGGGTGGAGCACGAGATAGCCCGCATCATCAAACAGCAGGAGCTTGACGGTGTTCACTTCAATGTTGAGAAGGCGCATATCCTTGAGGCCGAACTCCGCAACCAGCAAGCCCGCATCGAAGCCCTACTGGTGGAAACCTTTGGGAGCTGGTGGGCGGCTGGAGAGGTTACCACCCCCGCTGCCGACCGTAAGGTTAAGCTCACCCACCTGCCCAACGTAACCAAGAAGCGCTACGGTGTGGGCGGCAAGGAGCTGGCCCCTTACGTTGGCCCGCCGGTCTGTGAGTACACCACGGACGCACCCTTCACGCCAATTGAACGGACTACCTTCAACCCCGGCTCAAGGGATCACCTCGGGCAGCGGCTCCAAGCTGTCTATGGGTGGAAGCCCAAGATGTTCGGGAAGGCCACCGTAAAGAATGGCGTGAAGATACAGGGCAAGCCCACCGTGGACGAGGGCACCCTTGAGGAAATCCCCGAGGGCATCATGCCCAAGGAAGTCCGCGAGCTGCTCATCGACTACTTCGTGGTGAGCAAGACGCTTGGCACCCTGGCTAAGGGACAGAAAGCTTGGTTGAACTTGGTGGATGACGCCGGGTTCATTCATGGCCGCATGGACACATCAGGTGCGATCACCGGACGTGGCACCCACAAGGACCCCAACCTGTCTGGCGTACCGGCTATCCGCAAGGAGAAGGTGGTGCAGCCGGATGGCTCCAAAGCCGAGGTTGTCATCCGGGGACTTAAGGGCCGCTACGGCTGGGAGTGCCGAGAGCTGTTCAACGCTCGCCCCGGTTGGGAGCGCACGGGCATTGATGCGTCTAGCCTAGAGCTTATCACACTGGGCCACTATCTTGTGCCACATGATGGCGGCAAGTTCCGAGACCGCGTGTGTGACCCAACCAGGGATGCCCACCAGGAGAACGCCACGCTTGCCGAGATGACACGCGGGGATGCCAAGACGGCCATCTACCTGTTCGTCTATGGGGGCGGGGCTTACAAGCTATCGCTCTCCCTCACCGTTGAGGACGAGGAGGCACTAGGGCTCCTTGGGTACAGGGGGCTCCCTATGCTCCTCTCCAACTTGGTCAAGCGCTTCGATCAGGTCTTTGTGGACAACCTAGACGACAACCAGAAGGCCCGCATTGCCAAGGCCCGCATCATCATCATGAAGTTCGAGAAGAACATTGAGGGCCTCAAAGTCCTCAAGGATGACATCACGCGGGTTGCCGGGAGAGGGTGGCTGCTGGGGATGGATGGCCGCAGGGTCTATGTCCGCAAGGCCTACTCCGCCCTCAACTCCCTGCTGCAATCCGCAGGTGCCCAGACGTGCAAGCTCTGGATATGCCTCGCCCACAAGCGACTGGCAGAAGCAGGACTGGTGGCGGGGCGGGACTACATACAGGTTAGCTGGTCCCACGATGAAATCCAGATCGACCACAAGCCGGGCCTCGGGCCCCAAATAAGTGAGATAGCCAAGGCAGCCCTCCGTGAGGCGGGTGTCTTGTTAAGTCTCCGAGGAGAGTTCCGTGGGGAAGCGAAGACTGGCCCAGACTGGGCAACTTGTCACTAACGCTAGGGCCATGCGCTTTGTGGTCTTAGAGACAGGCTGCATGGTGTGCCTTACTCACCGCCCCAACAAGGACGGATATCTACGCAAGGTCTGGGGCAACGCACGTAGCGGCGACAGGTTCGCTGAGATGTTCCACCGCACCGTCTACCGGATGCACAACGGGGACATCCCCGAGGGCTACGAGATAGACCACATGTGCAAGGTCCGTCTGTGTTGCAACCCAGTTCACCTCCAAGCACTTGAAGGCCATGAACATGCCCGCCGTTCCAACCAAGAGCGGAAGGCAATCCAATATGGTTCGTTTTAACTCAGAGGAGAGTTTCGTGCAGACGCTCACACAGAACACAACTGGGCCCAAGTCCACTGAGGCTGCAAGCGTAGTCCCACTGCGGAACAGCCCCAAGCAGTGCTTCAAGGTGAGCCCTCTGTGGTGCGGCCTCATGGTCTACGTGGGCATCTACGAGCAGCTCATTGAGGCCCACGCTGTGGTGGCGGTGGGAGGCAGAGCCGGTGCTTCGCTACAGGGGTGACTACCCCGAGGAGCTTTGGGCCGTCCTCCAGCTTGCCCACTCGCGGTACATCTCCGTGCAGGGCGATCACGCTAGGCTCTATGCCCCCGAGGTAGCACTCGCTGCCAGCCTTGGGTGGCTCTCCAACGTGGCTCCCGATGGGGCCTCCTACTCCAACAAGTGGCGCATCACGGCCTCAGGGCTGACAGCGCTGGAAACCATTCGGGAGACAACCTGATGCTCACCCACCTGCTCACTCTGCTCCTCATCGTGTACGCCATAGCGGCCCTCGCTGCCCTGTTCACCATGGTCCTGCTTGGCGACCTCCCGGAGTACTTCGACAGGGCCACCACCTACGGGGACGAGAAGCTCAACTGGAGGGAGCGCGTTATGCTCATCGTGTTCCTCCCCAGCATCCTCATCTACGTCTACTGGCATGACAAGTGGCCGGGGCTGAAAGGCATCCTCGTGGAGCTTTGGGCTACCATCGTGCTGGGCAGACAGGTGAAGCCTAAGGATACCATGAAGGGTGAGCCGGGTCCGGTGCACTGGGAGGACCAGCTCTGATGAAGACCAAGGGTGAACTAAGAGGTGGTGCCTTCTGGGGCCTCTGCACCTTTGTGGGCTTCCTTGTGGTTGTCATAGGAGGATTGGTTGGTGCGGTGGTAGCCATGGTCATGATAGGCGATGCCCTCAAGCCAACCTTTGCGGCTGTCCCCGCAGCGGCCATCTGGATCATCTGCATCCTGCTGGCCTTCGTGGTCATCTACTGGTTGAACCTTTCGGATGCCAAGGAGCGGGAGCGCTGGGCTGCGATTGAGGAAGATGACCCACTAGCAACCGCGAGGCGTAAGCACCGTGCCAAAGCCATCAAGGAGAACCTCAATGACCCGGACACTCAGTGAGCCCTCTGAGGTCACCCTCTTGATTGACGGTGATGTGATCGCCTTCACCGCAGCCTGTGCCGTACAGCGCATCTCTGAGGATGTCTTCGGCTTCGTCACCCCGTTTGCCAATCGGCACGAGGGGGAGGCCGTGGTGGACAACATGATGATTGGCTTGGAGATCGCCTTCAAGGCAACCCATCGCAGGGTGGCACTGAGCGACCCCAAGGCCAACTGGCGCAAGGATGTCTTCCCGGACTACAAGGCCAACCGCAAGGACAGCGTGAGGCCCCTGCTTCTCGACATCCTCAAGGACTACCTCCGGTCGAACTACGATGCCTTCCATTGGGACCGCCTGGAAGCGGACGATGTGCTTGGCATCTTGAACACGGAGCCCCAAGGCTACGGCGGGAAGCGCATTCTGGTCGGCAAGGACAAGGACTTCAAGACAGTCCCCGGCTCCTACCACCGCCTCAAAGACTTCACCCCAAGCGGCAACCCGGTGGTCCAAGAGATCACACCATGGCAGGCCCAACGCTTCCACCTGTGGCAGACCCTAGCGGGTGACGCGGTGGACGGCTATCCGGGATGCCCTGGTATCGGCAAGGTGACGGCTGACCGCATCCTTGACAACCCGGTGCGCTTGATGCCGGGCGTGGGGCTCATCACCCGAGGCGTCAACAAGGGGCAGCAAGTCACCAAGTGGGTGTCCGAACCGACAACCGACCTGTGGGCCATGGTGGTCTCGCACTACCAGAAGGGTATGTCCACCTCGTGGGCCACCCAGCCGTGGGCGTTGGCGGAAGCTGCTGCCCTCCAGTCCGCACAGATTGCCTACATCCTGCATGATGGGGACTACAACAGGGAGACCGGGGTGATTACCTACTGGCACCCGGATAGGATCATCACATCATGAGCACCGTGACACCAGACGGCAGGATACAGTCGGGCAAGGTGGTGGGCGGCTGGATAGGAGTAGACCTTGATGGCACCCTTGCGGAGTACAACGGCTGGCAGGGCCTAGTTCACATCGGGCCTCCCATCATGCCCATGGTGGAGCGCATCAAGGTGTGGCTCGCCGCTGGCATTGAGGTCCGCATCTTCACGGCTCGCATGTCGGAAGGCACGGATGCAGCGGGCCACCACAGGTTCCACTTCATGAAGCGCATGGACCAGTGGCTCGTGGATGTGGGGCTGCCGGTCCTCCGCTACACCAACGTCAAGGACTACGACATGCTCGAACTCTATGATGACCGGGCTGTCCAAGTCGAGTTCAACACGGGGCGGCTGATAGGTCACTCCACGAGAGCGGAGAGCTACCATGAAGGATAACGACAGCCCCGCTAGCCGTGGCCCGTATGTTGCCCCGGAGGGTAACCGGCCCTACGACCCCGAGGACTGGCATAAGGCTGGCTTTGAGCCGAAGGATGCCACCGACAGGCGGGACCTCCAAGAGAAGATGCGGGCAGCCCACAGCGCGTCCCCATTCCCCCCGGAGGGTACCGGCAAGTCCCCCGAGTTCATGTCCCTCAAGGAGGAGGCTGAGTTCGTCAACCGTGCCACCGCCGTCTCCCGAGGCATCGCCAAGCAAGGCGACATGGTGAACCTCCCGAACCACTATGCCCGCTTCAAGATCGAACCCATCCGGTTCATCGGGGACAACAAGCTGGACTGGTTCCAAGGGAACATCGTCAAGTACCTCATGAGGCATGACGCCAAGAATGGCCTTGAGGATGTGCGTAAGGCCATCCGCTACGCCAACATGTACCTGCTGTACCTACAGGACGATCCTGACTGGTGGAAGGCGGGTAAGCCGGAGGACCTTCACATTGGCCAATGAGAACCCCGCACGACCCATGGAGCTGGCCATTTGGCTGGTCACAGGGGAGCGCCACTACGCACACTGCACGGCGCAGCAGGTGGAGACGGAGTTGGCCAGCCTTAGGACCAAGGGCTTCCTCCGCCGTAACCGCCCTGGCAGCGCCCAGACATGGCATCCACCGCATACCATTGCCAAGGTGGACATCACGGAGATTGAACCATCATGAAGCAACCCAAGCCGCAGAACTCCGTGACGCGCCGCATTGCGGACGACATGATGTCTGGCCCCGACTACACCGAGCGCTTGCCCCTCATTGAGGACGACGCTCTGTCAGCCCTTGAGGCCCTCTTTCCGCCCCGCACCAAGGGACGGCGGGAGAGTGAGGACGAGCACCTGAGGTACGCCGGGATGGTGGAACTCGTAGGCCAGCTCCGTGCCCGCTACGACAACCACATTGCTGACCGTGACGACTACGACACGGATGGCACCGAGCCGGTTTCCCTTGATGGAGCCGAGAAGGCTTCCTAGTCCAACGAGAAGGATTTAATTCCCCATGTGCTTCCTCCCCAAGCCGAAAGGCAACAAGGTCCCCGACCCGACCCCGGAGCCCCAGAAGGTGGCCGATCCGCAGGAGATCGGTGGTGCCCGTAAGGCCGAAGACAAGACCCTGTTCG